AAATAAAAATACAAAAAAAAATATTATATGTTTTGTACAAGATTTTTATCCTTATATCTCTCGCTATATAGTCTTCTAACAGTGCTTTCGAGCTTTTTTATTTCTTTTTGTTGATCAATAAAAACATCTATAGAAGCTTTGTATAATACACCCTGGTCTATAAACTCTTTGTTAGTCCCTCTTTTTAATATTTCCATACACACATAGTATTTATGATGTATGTTGTTTAGTTTTTTTAAATCTTCCTTACACAATCCATTATCATTTGCTGAATCTTTAGCTTGTGTTATTTCTTTAAATCGTTCATTTAATAGTTCAATTGGGTCTGTCATTTGATTTTAATTTAAGTATTTTTTTTAATAGTTGAGTTTTTTTATCACCTTTCGGTAATTTATCTAGCATTTGTTGTGCTTTCTGTATTGTTTTTTTTATGTTCATAATTTTCAATTGTTTGTTTTGCTTTAACGTAATCTAAATATTCATCCAAAGTATCTTGTTTTATGTCTACAAAATATGGATACTCTCCTTCTTCACGCAAAAAAGCCAAAGAAAAAAAGAAAGGATTTTCTCCTTTTATAACCCCACCAATTAAAATATATTCATCTGATGGTGTAAACAAATCATAATTTAAGTTTTCAAGAGCATTATTAACTTTAACTCTAAGATTAAATGGCAACTCATTTAAGTATGTTGCAACATAAAATGTCACACCATAGTTTTTTAATAATATATCTCTATCCTCTGTAAACTTCAGTTCTAAATCCATGTTTTTCTAATTCTTTTATTCTATATTTTTGTAACTCCGACAACTTCCCACCTTCTTTTTTTATCTCACTAAAAAGTATCTTCCCATCTGGGTGAACTGCAATTAGATCAGGGATACCGTTCTTATTGGTCTTGATTAACTTAATAACATAGTAACCCTCTAATTCTAATTCTTTAATTCTCTTCCCTTGTATACGTTGTTCTGTCATTAAAACGTTCTAAACTTACATAATTGTTTTGGAACATGATATGCTATATCAATTCCATATCTTTTATTTGTATCTACTTGTTTTTTAATCTGGTATTGTTTGTTAAATATGTAATCGCTTCTACAGAATAAAAAATTATTTATATCATTTGAAACAAGAAAATACCAAAACATATTTGGTTTAGAATACTTTTCTTTTCTACCTAAAAAAGATACTGTATCAAATGGGTAGTCTTTTTCTGAAGTCCAATTTAATTTAGTTCTAACCTCAACCTCTATTCTATATTCAATATTATTCTTGTATGCAATTATATCAATATCGTAATCTTCATTTTTTTGAGGTACAATAAAACCTTTTTTAATTAAATAATCAGAAACTTTTTTTATCGATACATCATTATATTTATTATAATCATCTTGTCTAAATAAACCAATTTTTGTTCTCATTAAAATTTAATTTAAAGTTAATAAATCTTTTTTAAAGTGTTTAAGCGTATAATCCTTCTTTTGAACTACTGATTTGTATATTTCTTTCTCTATTCCATCCTTTGCAAAAACCCAGTACACTTTACTTATTTGGCTATCTTTGGTTGTCATTCGGTCACGACTCTGCCAATAACTTGTTGCACTAAAGTCTATGTTGTAGTATACTAAAAACTCTGCATTACGCAGGCTTATTCCCTCACGACCACTAACAATCTGTAGTGCTATAGTTTTATCTGTTGAATTAAACTCTTCAAGCTCCGTACATAACTGATCTCCATAAACAATCTTTAATGCGTTCAGCTCCTCCTTAAACTTATAAAATATTCCAACCTTTGAAACGCAAAAATTATCATAAATAAATTGTGCTTTATTTAAATCTAATATCATAGAGTTTCCACTCTCAAACTTAACTGTTCCACTATACATTTGGTGAAGCTTCATCATAAGTTTTACTGGTGTATCAGCAAGTATCACATCTTCATTACCTTCAACAACTAAATCTTTTTTTAGTTTAGATGTTAGCTTGTAAGTTAATTCACTCATATCAACCTCCAATACTTCTTCTACTATATCGTTACGGAATCCTGCTTCCTTTTGGGTAAATCTAATCGTGTATGGATTCATCTTGTCAACTATAGTTTCAAGTCCTCTAGAATAGTCATTAATCATCATAGAGTTTATTTTTCTCTGTCTAACATCTACATAGTCCTTTGCAAACTTATAGAAGCTTACATGCTCTCTAAATGGATTATTTGGAATACCATACACCTGGTGATACATTTGACTGTATGACTCAGGTGTTGGTGTTCCTGACATCAGAATTACTTTACTCTTGTTTTTTTTGATTAACGTCTTTACATCTCTAGCACGTTTGTTAGGCTTAGGTATCGCACCTAAACTATGTGCCTCGTCAATGATAACAATATCCCACTTAATATTTTGTGGAAGCTTATGCATGCTCTCGTAGTTTATGGTGAACAATATAAAAGATGCTGGACACATAAGGTCATAGTCACCAACGATTGATGATATAGCTTTCTTTTTTGTAAGAAACAATACGTGTTCCACGTTCATCTGATCTGCAATACCTAGACTTGTTAAAGTCTTTCCAGTTCGGACTTCCATTGCAAGATATAAGAATCCATTGTCTTTTAGAATCTCAGTTCCTTGACCGATAATATTCTTTTGATAGTCTCTAAATTCAATCATACCTTACATTAGTTTACCTTGCACTTCTAGTTCTTCTTTACCTCTGAATCGAATCCATCTTCCATCTCGGTCTCTACCCTCCTCTGGAGCACAACCAAATTTGTAATTAGCATATGCAACGAGCCACTTGTAGAATCTGTTTCTTGTTATAGACATCTTAGATTTCGGTGCATAGTCTGGGTACTCAGATGTAAATTCTACATATAAAGTTTGCTTGTAGCTTTTTCTATTTTTTGCAACCAATAGATTATCCATCTCCCCTTCAATCAGACCACACCACTCTAAAAATTCATGGCTTGTTTCAACACCTAAGTTTCTTATCTCTTGGTTTACAGAATGAGACTTTAACAATCCCTTACCAAGATATAGTTGTAGATTTTGTATCATGTAGTTATCAAACTGACACCATTCTGCATCATCCCAATCTCCAAACATCAATTTACCAAACTCATCTAATGGAGTACGATTTTTATTATAGTGTTGACTAAGTTCAACCTCCCACTTTCTACGAGCAAAAGAATTACCACTCCCTTTAATTGCATAGTTAGTTGTGATTGCAATCTTAGGTGATTTAGAAAATGGTATAGAGATGGCATCTTTATTTTTCTTCTCTAAGGTCATGCCCTCAGTAACAACAGAAAACAATCTTTCAAAATCAAAGTATTTCTTAACATCATCAAACACAAGTATCTGTGTATCTGCTGATACTAACTGATATGCAAAGGAACGTTCAAAAGCAAACGACTTTCCATCGATAGTCACAACCTTTTTCATATGTGATATTGCCTTCATAAATATTCCTTTACCAGTTCCACCTTCAGGTGTGTCTGTTATAACCTCGTCATTTAATATAATAGCAGGACAATAGCTTAAATTTTTGTGAGCATGAAGCATAAATCCAATGGTGCTTTCCATAGTCTTAATTCTCTTCTGCTCTTGTTCGCCTCCACAAATATTTTTTACAAACGTTTGATATGTACAATTACCAACTTCACATATTTTAAATTTTCTATCAATAATATGGTCTCTCCAAACATAACCCTCTAAGTCTGAATACTCCATTATTTTTACAGAATTTTTAGTAATCTCAACTGCACAATTATTATAGTACAGATAAGCAGAATACTTAGTATCTTCAATAAAAAATATGTCAATTGTTTCTAGTAGTGTTAAAAACTCTTCCCTAAAAAACCTAACTGAATCTGCAAAGTAATTGTATATACTAATATCATCAAGGGTAAGTAGATGAGAAAGAACAAAATCTTTTATTTCTTTTTCTGATGTGTGATCCACTAAATTACTTTCTCGTTTTACAAACACATAATTTTTACTTCCCTCTGGGCAAAATTTAAAAAATCCTTTGTCTTCTAAAAATCTTTTAAATTCTATGTGAACAATCTTAACAACTCCTTTATCACTTTTAGTCCAAAATATGTACTTGCTATTTTCATCTTCAACTTTGTGTATAACGGCATTAACCACATCGCCACCAATAGCCGTATCTTCAAATTGCTGACGAATCTCTTTTTTTGGTACTCCTCTTCTTAGTTGTTGTTTTATTTTACTTATTGCTACATCATCTTCGTAATACTTAGTTCCAAAGTTTTGTCTGTTGGAGTAAGCTGAATCTATTGTTCTTTTAATTTCTTTCTGATTAAAATCTTTAGTTGCATACTGATTAAGTATATATCCTGCTAAAGATGGTTGAACACCATAATCATTAAATGCCATAGCTAAAACGTATACATTTTGGTTTCGCTGACCTTCGGTCATTGGGTACTTTTTTGTCCACCATTTAACTAGTATTTCAACTATTTTATTTTCATCTGTGATAGGTATTGTTGGTGAATCTGATGAGGTAAACTCTTTATACTCAATTTCTGCAACTTCATCCCATACAGATGAGTTCTTATTTAAAAATAGTAATGGATCATAAGACTCATAACAAACCCTACTTACATTCTTGCAAGTCTTGTCAAAGTATTTTGACTCGTAGTATTTTTCTAGTGCTATAAAATAGTTTATATGGTTTTCTACATCTTGTGGTATCTTAACAATTACTTTCAATCCATTACCACTTGGTGAAACAAAAACAGAATAAGTGTACTTATCTTTTGTTAGTTTTTGTTTTTCAGATATCATAGTTTTTTGCTTTTCATATCCATCAAAATCTAGACATATAAAACCACTATGCTCATTTAATGAAGAGTCTTTTCTGTTGGTAAATTTTCCTGAAAAACATATTGCTGGTAATTTCTTTTTAAGTTCGTTTCTATGGGTCTTGTCTTTTTCTTTTCTAATGTTTTTAACTAAGTCTTTAGACTTCCCATTCTTAATTCTATCAAGTATTTTATCTATGTTAACATAGAAAGGAGTATCTGTTTCCTTTATATTTCTGAATATTGTGATATTCTGTGTCATTTCTGTGTCGTTTTTATGTCGTTTTTATTTTCGTAACTTATTGATTATTAGCTTTGTGACAGTTTGTGACAATTTATTACTATCGTATAGGGAATAAAAATAATAAATATATAAAAAGTATATATATATATAGAGATTCTTTTTCTGTCATATTCGTCACACACAAGAGGTAAAAAAAGGGAGACATAAATCTCCCTATTTATTTTTAATTATAGTTTTAGAATGGCACTTCACCATCTTCTTCTCCTACAACCTCTGGCTCATTTACCTCTATATTAGATAGATCAGCTTTAGATACCTTCCATGCTTGTAGGCTTGTATAATACTTCCCATTGTACTCGTTGCAGTTTACGTTAAACTCAACCTTGACAACATCTCCTACATTGTTATATTGATTAAATTGTTGCACCTTTTCGTCTTTAAACAACTCAAAGCAAAACAAGTTGTTGTATGTTTCTCCGTTGTCAATTAAAAAAAGTTGCTTAGTCCAGGCATTTCCTGCTTTTGATGTACCACTTTGTGGTGGTAATACTTTTGTGATTTTTCCAATTACTGATAATTCCATTTATTGATTAATTTTAATGTTACGTTCCAAATGTTTTAATGTTTCTTCGATAAGTAAGTTCTTATCCCTCCTGGTCTTACATACTTTTGGAACTTGTAAGTACATAATGTTAGAAGATTTTTTTAGTTTTTTAAAAAAGCTCCACATGACGATAGTATTGGTTTATATCATCCGTAGCCTTTACGTCATGAAAAAACTTATTGTATACCTGAATTGCTTTCTGAACTTTTACTGCACCTTTTTCAATAAAGTCTGCCGTTGTTTCAAAGACTCCTAGCTGACCATTACTCTTGTCTATTACTAGGAATTTAAGTGGCTTACCAAACAATGTATGGTATACGTATGCTTGGCTATCGTAGTTGTAGTTTGATGCACTATAAATGAATTTATTTATGTCACTTGTAGTTTTTATATCAATCAAGCAGTCATCACAAACTATATCTGCTTTACCTTTCCACATTACTCCTCCAATCTCTCCAATTGAAGGCACTTCAAACTGATTACCATCAGCATATATCATATCGTAGAAATCTAGGTTTGATGTCATTACTTTTGAGAGTTCTGTAATCTCGTCAAACTCTTTCTGTAACAAAAGAAATGGCTCATTAGACTCAGCTATTATTTCTTTGTACTTCTTTGTGTTTCTGCTAGACACATCAACTGCACTCCAATTTTGAACTTTCTCTGGCTCTAAAATTAAATGATGAAACAGTCTTCCTTTTGCAAAATTTATATTGTCATCTTTCTGTACCCCAAATTCTTTTGGGTTTGAAAGTAATGCTCCAATATCACTATTGGAGAGATAGTTCTTACCTATCCCTCCGTAATATTCCTTATCGTCTTTAAGTTGTTTTATTATTGTGTCTGACATAGCTTATAAGGATTTAGCAATTTCTTTTTTAACCTTTGCAGTCATACTATACTTAGTAAGTAAGTTCTCACCGATCTTCTTTAATCCTAACTCTTTATTGGCTATGACATAATTCAAGACCTTATCCCAATTATCATCACCAATATCTAGCTTAATTATAGTAGTCTTTTTAGGCTCTGATTTTTTTGGTGCAGTCTTTTTAGGCTCTGCCTTTTTTGGAGTAGCTAACTTCTCGGCTACACTCTTGTCATCTTGTGGTAAGTCTTCACCAGCATAGATGTAATGACCTAACCCAAACATAGCTAAGTTCTTCACAAGACATCTCATAATAGTCTTGTTGATGTCAAACATTGTAGCACCCTTTACAGACTTCTTTCCATACCTTGTGGTGTACTCGTATGCCTCTAACTTCATAGCCTTGTTTGCTCCATCCATAACTGGCAACCACATTTCCAATGTTTCGCCCTTGATGGTAACCTCTGTGCTACACATATAACCCATATGCACATCGTAAACAAAAGGTAAATTGGTAGCCTCGTCTTTTACTACCTTGTACGTTGCACTAGGGTAGTTCTTCTTTACCTCTGCCCATGCCCATGCCCAAGAGAGATAAGTTAATCCATTTTTCTGCTCGACCTTGTCATTGACATTGATAGCCGACAGAGTTTCAAAAACTGATTTTTCTGTTTCTTTCATAATTGTATTTAATTTAATTTAACTTGATTTTTACTTTATTAAAGTTTCGTAAGATTTGTTCCCTGCTAGCTTTAAGTTTTCTGATTGTCTTTATACTAACATTATTAACCAAAGCATTCTGTATTCTTGTTTCCAATCGTGAAAGCTTTGTACGACAATTAGACAAATATAAGACATATATTGCTCTTTTCCAACCTAAAGTTTTAAAATAACTATACTCGTCAATATTTATTTCTTGGTAGTAGTCTCCACCTTTTGTCATATCTACGATGGATACCTGGTTTGAATTTAATTCTTTTATAATTTTAAATCCATAACACATATAAGAATTAACTACTTTGTCATGCAATGGTTTTGAATGATAATCTTTTTCAGCTTGGTAGAATAATTCACCTAAATTGTACATAAAGTATTTATTCTATCTATAACAATTTGATAATCTCTATCTTCAGAAACCTTTTCATTAACTCTTTTTATTCCGTAGTGTATAGTGGAGTGAGGTATTTGGTATCCTCTGTTCTCCATATACTTTTGAATGTTTGTGAGTTGTATTTTGTTTTCTAAACATAGGTAGTATAATAAATATCTTGCGTCTACTATAGATGCTTTTTTATTTTTTTGGAATAAATATTTTTCTTCCATTCCAAATGCCACCGATACTTCTGTGGCTAACTTGTTAAATAGTGTGTACTTCATTCTACTGATATGTTTTGAGAGTTAATAATCTCGCCATGTTCGGCATCGGCTACCCATCTCCTAGCCTGATCTATATCATTGGTGTGTTTAGTTTCTGATGGGTGTGCTCCACCATAATATAGGTGTACAGTAAGTTTCATTGTCTTCATAATTTGATTAAATTTAGACAAATATAAGAAATTTATTGCACAAAAACTAGAAAGAATCAGCGAATTATATCAATAAAAAAGCCTACTTGTAAGCCCAACAACCATTTTTATAAAACTTATTTTTGTGGATATTTAAATGCCTTGTTATTCCACCCCTTGTTCCTATCGACTCAATACCTCTAGGATGTCTGGCTAATATAATTCCATTTGGTGAGTCATACAACTCAAGCACACCAAACTGCATCGTTAAAAACGTTATCGCTTCTCTTTGTGTTCTATTCATAATTCTGCTTTTTAAAGTTTAAAAAATTGATTTTCCCTAACCCATATTTTTTGACTCACATAAGGAGGATGAGCATATAAACAATATTCTTTTTTAACCCAACCCTTGTCTGTTTTAAAACTCCATAAGTTTATTTCGAGTATTTCAGCTTTTACTCTTTTAACTTCTTCTACTTGTTCTAGTTCGTACATAATATATATTTTAAAATTATGCTACAAATATAGAATGCAACTATGCAGGGTTACTGCACACATAAAAAAAACCTACACATAATTGCATAGGCTTAATTAATAAATGGTTGTTTTGATTAGCTACAGATGTCCTCCATCGTGCAATTTATCACACTCATATCTCCACTCTGATGTTGATTCTGGCTCATTCATTCCATCGTGTTCCTCTATACCATTACCACATTCATACTTTGCTTTAGATATAGCTTGGTCAATCTTGTCGGTATACAAGTCTTCATGGGATATTAAATAGTCTTGGAGTGTTGTCCACTTTCCATTATCTAATTTAAAGTGGTCGAAATCATCTTCGCATACTTCTATTTCTACTTGTGCATACTTGTGATACACTTGTCTTGTTTCAATTTTTACTTTCATAATTCTTGTTTTAATTTATTAATAATTGTATCGCAATGCATTGCATAATTTAAATCGCCCTTAATCATTGCGTTTTTTAGGCTTTGCCTCCAAAATTTTAGTTTATTTTCTAGGCTTTCATTTTTTACTTTCATAATTCTAATTGTTTAAAATGGTAGGTTAATATTTATTTTTCTATATTCTTCGCCATCATTAAATTCTGCGATGGTTTTGTAGTTCGTGTCAAAATCTTCATTGTGTGCCTCAATAACTTGTTTTACTTCTTCGTAATTAAATTCGTATGTCGCTGATGCGTCATCCGTTTCCGAGTAAACAAACACTATTGGCTCACTTAATAATTTTTCGATTGTCATAATTCTAATTGTTTTTGGTTAATAATTGTAAATTGGGTAGCCATAGCTTTGGCTATTCCCTTGAACGTTTTACTTCGTAGTTTTGATCTCTCCGATGCATTTTTTGAATTCTTTAGTGCATCAAAGTACCACTTCGGTTGTCTTTTCTTGACTCCCTTTTTACTAACGAATTCTATGAACTCGCCTTTTTCTACAATATTCGTTGGAACAAGTAGAGGTAGGTTTTTAAGCCATAGGCACGTACTCTTTTGAGCCTTATCTCCAAACATCCAAGGTTGGATTATTTGGCTAGGCTTTCGGTACTTTGTACTCATAATTCCAATAGGATTTTCTACGCATATCTTATCTATGGGTGCGTTAATCATCTCCATAAAAAAGTCTATACCTTGTTGTTGCCTACCATCCTTAATCTTCTGCTCAAAGTGTCTAGCACCACTAACGGCTAAATGAGTGCAAGGTGGGAATGCAATAAGCATATCCCAACCCTTGTGCAACTCCTTTAATAAATCGCCTTGTATGTGCCATTGTGGATATCCTCCACTACTCTCCATCACATCGCAACTGAATGCCTCGTGACCTAACTTGCGTAACTCTATGGTTACGGCTTGTGATTCCTCACATCCTACTAGTATCTTCATAGTTTACATTTTAACATTACTTCCTTGCATAGTTCCGATGGTATCTTCGACCTTTCGTAGTTACCCTTCCGACCTTGAGTTCCACTTTGACTTCCTCTCGGTGCAGACTCGTGATGGCAATTCTTGTTACCATTGTGACATTCTGCTCTAGGAATCCATCCGTTTGGATTATCCAATCCGTAGATAAAGTTGCTCCAAATGTCTGTGGGTTTTGCCCTAGAATCTCCATAGGTGCAGTACCATATCGTTGTTCTTGGCAACGCCTGGACCACACTTAATTTACGTAGCTTTCCTCTAGGATTCTCTATGAAAAACTTTAGGTTTGGATTTAGCCTTCTAAAGTGTTCAATTATATTCAAGGTAGACTGAACATACTCCACACCTTTAAGTGCGTTCTCTGACTTCGGTGTGTGGTCTTTATTCCAATGTTTGCCAATACTAGCAACAGAGAAATATGTACAAGGTGGAGATGCCCATATGACTGATGGGATGAATGGCACTCTTGATACATCAAACTTGTTGATGTCAACTGCGTAATCGATCCCATCGAACTCATTGATGTCAGACGAAAATACTTCGTATCCTAACTTCTCTGCCTCTTTGCCAACACTTCTAGAACCTGCGAATAATTCTAATAGTTTATTCTCCATGTCTTGAGTTGTTTTTGGATATTTTAATTTCATACCATCTACTCCCAATCCAAAAATCAGACTGCATTTCTTCAAGTTTATCTTGCAGTTCTTCTTCTGAATATTTACTACTTACAATATCGTAGTAAATCAAATTTTCTACGGCATCTTCTATTTCTAGGTTGTTTTCATTGCCGTACTTTCTTGTCATCCCATCACTATAATGGTAGATGTTGAACGTGTTTTCTGTACTCATAATTCTCTCTGTTTATTCCACACATTTAATGTGTTGTTGATTAATGTTTCATACTCATCAAATTTGTCATTATAAAAGTCTTGTGCCTCATCTGTAAAACACATTCTAACGTGGTTATCCAAATCACTTTTTAGTTCTATGTAAGTTTCTTCACCAAAATTCATTTCGGTGATTTGTGTAGCCATTTCATCTACACATTCTAGAAATCTACTATCGCTTACTAATATTTTTTCACTCATAATTCTAATTGTTTTGGTTTTTCTCTTCTTTTATTAATTTATCTATATCTTGGACTACTTTGAAAATATTATCTCCTACTTCCAAACCTTCTATAATCCATTCAATTTTTTTAATTAATTCTTTTTTACTCATAATTTCTAATCCTTCTCTTTTTAAAAGGTCTTTAGCCTCTTTGATGTCCAATGCTCTACGCAAGGATTTGTCTGCATTGAGGCTTACGATTTTTTCTTGTTCCATTTCACTCATAATTTAAATCGCCCATTTTAGTCGGAAGGGACTTTATCCTAGTTAGATGTGGGATATGGTTTTGCTCCATACAAGTGCGTCTACGCATCCCACTTTTGTTATTCTGGAAATACCTCATCTAGAGAGTATCCAAACTTTGTCCTACATATGTATCCAATAAAATTATCCATATGTTTCTTGTCAGCAAACTCTTTAGTAAGATACCAATCTGTACCTCTGTCAGTCTTAAATTTTAAGGTCGCTTTCATAGGCTTGAAAAGTTAAATATACTTGCCTTTGCTTTATAAAATATCCATATGATTTTATCGATGTATTCCACATCTCCATCTTTTTCGAGTTGAAGATCAAAAGGTAGTTCATCATTTTTCATCTCATCAAAGAACGTACTCAATGCCCTATCTTCAATGCAGTATTCTTCCTTGAATAGTTCGTACTCATCGCCTTGCATAAAGTTTAAGCCAATCCAATTATCTTCGTGTTTCTCGATGTATATCCATCGGTCTGATGGCTGATGCCATATGTGGTTTACTTCTACTATTGTACATTCTCTTGATTCCAATCTTGATTGGATGTCATTTTTTCTAATAATCTGTTTCATCTTTCTAATTGTTTTTTAAATTGTTAAATAAATCTCCAAAGCAAACCCAATCTATACCTTCGTCATAGTTGTCTGCAAATTTCCAATTAGTAATACCATTCTTTCTGTGGTATTTCCTAACTAGAGATTCTAATTCATCACTTGTTTGGCTCATACTCCATATTTTTTTACCTTCTAGAGTATTGAGAAGAAACAAACCTACTTGTTCATTTTCTTCATTGACATATGTTAAATTTTGTGTCTTCATTTTTCTAATTGTTTTAATGGTTATAAACTTCTTACTTTTTCTATTACTGCAGTTCCACTATTAATGGTCTTTAGGATTCCATCCCAATCGCCTTCTAGAGCCATCCAACATAGGTCGTCAGCACTAGCTTTAAAGCCACCTCCAGTTGCACCACAACCGAACTGATAGTTGCTCATTGCGTTGCCCATTCCACTCGGAAGAACTGACCATACCCTCCAAAAATCTTCTGTCTTTATAAACTTGATTTCTGAACGATTGTCGCACATACACGCAACCATTTTTAGTGTTACTCTCTTTGGATTTTTTACCACCTCTAGTGTTGGTGGATTGTGTCTTAATTCTCTGTAATAATTCTTCATAATTCTAATTGTTTCTGATTAATAAATGTTTGTTAAATAGTTCATTGTTCTGTTCACTGATATGCATCTGAGCCTCAAAAAAGGTGTCTACATTATACATAACATTGTGTACTTCTTTACCGACAAATGTTGTCAGTGTTCCATCACCATCTAAGGTGTAATCTGTGATTGCTTTTGCCATCGTTCTAATTGTTTTAAATGCAAGGCAATATCGCCTTGTACCACCAAAACCTCGCACATTTCTGTGCAAGGCATTTGATGAGGTTGAGGTTGTTCCTCTACATTACTACTCCATTATATATGTTACCATACTTGTCTAGGTATAATAGAAACTTACGTTTTGATAGTAAGTTAAGGGTGTAGCTGAGTCTATCGTTGTAACTCATCCTTTCGTATGGATTACCTCGTAGTATAAAGCTATGTTCTTCTACCTCACCACGATTCTCATCAAGTATCGCATAAACGTCATCAAATGGTATCGTAAGCCCTTCTATAGCATTCCATGTGGTAGCCTTCCAAAAATCTTCTGTTGTCTGTATCATAGCTCTATCTCGTTATTGGTTAGTCCCTCGATTAGTGCCTTGCGATTAGAGTGGTCTGCTCTTTTCCAAGCCTCTGTAAACGTGCCTCTGCAAACGGCAGTCATAAAGCCTCCTAACCCATCTACAAGTTGATTCTTGCGTTCTATGGATGCAACCTCTTCGATGAGAGTGTGTGCAGTTCCACAACAAGAGCCGTTGTCAGAATAGTTAGCGATTGCTACAAGCATTGTGTAGTTCTTGTAGGTGATTCCTTGTGGTAGATATCCTTGTGGAAATCCATCTCTTAATTTGATTTTTGTAGTCATAATTTCTATTGATTTAATTTATTATATTCTTCTTCAGTTATTACGGAAAAGTCGTTCATCCCTTGAGCCTCATACAAGAGGTCTGTAGGTGTATCTTTGCTTTGGTCAAAGCAATAAGTAAGGTATCCAACTTCGTTGTCTTCGTAAGCCTCAATTAAGGCATCTACTCCTTCATCATCAAATATCTGAACTGCACTATCTCCAAACAGATAGTAAGCCTTCTGATAGTGTGTTTTGTTGAAGAACTTTTTTAGTAGCATATTCATAAACTCGTAGTCGGTTTCGTTTAATGCCTTGTCATTATTTGCAAGGTCATTGGCTTGAAGAATCTCAAGCAATTCGACTTGGATTGCGTGAATCGTGTTGTCGTGTAGTTGGTCTAAAATTTGTTCTGTAGTCATAATTTCTAATTGTTAATTGGGTTAATAAATGTTTCTAATACTTGCACTACGGCTTGGTTTGATACGAATGGATTTACTCGTGTTCCACTCGTGATTTCTTGCACCTCTTTTACCCTCTGCTCGATGAGTTGTTGCAACTCAATTACTAGGATAGTTGATGCTAGTGTTCCAAGACCTTTTACGTCTTTGTGACCTCGTTTGATCCTTTGGTCGTTGTTTAAATTTTTACTCATTTTTCTAATTGTTTTTAAGTGAAAACGTCATTGCTTTCACCACCAAAACCCCACTATTTTCATAGTGAGGCGAATACTGGATTTGGTGTTTTGTAGGACTAAATCGTGTAGCAAATATCCCATTTGCCATCCTTGATACGTGCCATTGCTCCACCATCATTTCCTTCGTCATCCATCTGTGGAAACATTAGTGAGCCATCAGACATCTCAAATACAATTGGAGACTGATGCCAATCCATATGTGATAGTTCAATTGGAGTCATATAACGAACTCTAGTGATGGTCAGTCCACTCAAATGTTGGAACTTGTCTGCGTGAAGGATATGAGGTGGTAGAGCCTTTCTATTAGCCTCTCTTTTAGCCTTGCGTCTTTCAAGCACGTTCTTGTTGTTCTCACGTATCAAGGCAACTCCATCTTCATAACTGCAAGTAGCGAACTTCTTGCCGACTTTGGTCAACTCATAGCGACCTCTTGATTGCCTTTCAATTAGACGTTCATAGTCATTCCAATTCTTGATGTTGATGCCGTAGTAACCTTGTCTGTAGGTGAACTCATCTGCGTTAAATCCTTGAGCATTCCAAACGGCTTTTTGGATGTCTTTTCTAGTGAACTCATTGTCACCAAATCTGTTCGATAATTCTCTAAATACTGATTGCTTAATTGTTCTCATAATTCTAATTGTTTTAATGGTTAAACGTATTTTAATACTTGTGTGTAAATCGGTTTCTTCGTGATGGTAAGTCGGATTCTGTCATCAATCTCCACCACAAATTGTTCATCTTCTGTAGTTCCAATGTTCAGCACATTTGCTGAAGATAAGTCTAACTTTTTCATCCAATATTCTCGGAGATATGCAAGTGAATCTAGTGCAGTTTTCTTGCTTGAAAAGTCAATGTTCTCAAAGCAAAATCCGTTCTTTAGGTCATAGCCGTAAATGTTATAAATGTTTCTCATAATTCTAGTTGTTTAAGGTTAAAAGGTTAAGTTTAAATTTAGTTCTGTTCCACCACGTAAAGTGTTGGTATTCTTCTTCAGTGAAGATTTCTGTTCTGATGATATCACTACCATCTTGCCTTGTCTGTAATGCGTGTAATCCACTCGGCAATACAATGTGTTTGAGTATTCTGTTCATAGTTCTAATTGGTTTACTGATTAATAAATTCTTTCTGATAGTAGTTCCAAGCATCTTGCCTAGTGTACAACTTGTTTCGGTATTGAGCATCTTGACTTGCCCAAAATGATACTCCATCTTTCGATAGTTCAATGACATTGTCACTTTTCAACCAAGTCTCAAACGTTATCTTGTTTGAAAGATGGTTGTCCACTTCGATTGTAATCTTGTTTTTCTTCATAATTCTGTGATTTTCAAGTATTTATGTTTTTACTTGTGTTATAGGACTATTCCCACGACAATATAGTGAATTTTCGTCTAATATCTGTCTAATATTTGTGATTTATTCATCTGAGTAATTGTCTTTTGTTTTTGACCTATCTGAACATAGGCTAACAAAGGGATTGCGAGATGCTGAATATCTCGAAATGTTTAGGCAATATGATGAAGGGACAGAGGTTATGAGATGTCTCTAATCATCTCAATACTTTAAGAGTTTAAAGTTCTTTAGTTCTCTTTTGTATCTGTTCCTATGGATGTGGAGGTAGTTCCCCTTCATTAGATTGGGAGTTCCACGCAGATTGATGCAAGGGTAAAACCTACGACAATCGTAGTGGTGGTAAGGGCTGATCCTACCTCAACTAAAAGTCAAAAAAATCAGAAACAACGAAAAAAAAACGTGAAATGTCGAGCAAAAAAAATCGGTTTTCTCTGGGGGGGTGCGTCTTCATCATATCATATAACCCAAACACTACACCTATCTAATAAAATTTTGTACCTTTGGGATATACGTATAATTTAAAAATTAAGAACCATGGATGGATTAACAATGAAAGATGGGAGATTAATTAATGATCGCCCTGTAGGTATTTCTGGTATATCACAAGCTGCTATGTTACGCAAGGCTAACAAGCAAAGAAGCACAACTCAAGATATTGCATTGGGTATTGAACTTGCTGATGACAGAAAAGAAATGAAACAAGCAATTAAGAAATTTTTAAAGTAAGATTTACTGTTTTGTTTTAAGGGGTGACTTTATAGTTGCCTCTTTTTTTGTTTTATTGTGACAGGTTTATAGATAATAGTATAGTATTGTGACAAATAAATGACAGTTTGGTGACGAATTTAAATACTTAACTATTTGATTATCAAAGTGGTGATAGTTTGTGACAATTTAAAAGGGTCGTATAGGGAGTGATAGTTATAAAAGGAGGAAAAAATATATATATATATAGGGAAAAAAGTTTGTCACCTTGTCACGAGTTTTGAAATGGAATAATTATTGTATCTTTGTATGTATAACATTTAAATCAAATCAAATGAATAATCCAATGGGAGGGTATTCACCTAAAGAACTTACGATAGGTGTAGACTCACAAAAGAAACTTCTTCAAGGTATCTCTATGATATCGAGTGCAGTTAAGAGCACACTAGGACCTATGGGTCAAACAGTAATAATTGAATCACCTCATCACACGCATGGAATGACAGTCACCAAGGATGGTGTCACTGTTGCCAAGAGTTATGACATGGCAGACCCTGTAGGTAATCTTGCCGTAAAGATGATGAAAGAAGCGTCAGCTAGAACTGCTACCTCAGCAGGTGATGGGACTACTACTGCTATAGTGTTAACAGAGGCGTTAGTTAAAGAGGGGTTGCAAAAGATTACTGGTGATGTAAACAAGACAGAAGTTCTAAGACATCTAGCAAGTGAGACTGAAGGGTTGGTAAAGTCTTTAAAGAAAGAAAGTAAGAAGGTAACAAAGAAGAGGTTAGTTGATGTGGCAACTATATCAGCCAATAACGACAGGGTCATAGGAAAGATAATCTCTGACTGCTACAACGATGTTGGCAAGAACGGCATAGTCACTGTAGAGAACTCACCGACACCTGAGACTTTTTATGAAACCACGAAAGGTATTAAGATAGATAAGGGATATTCGTCACCGATGTTTATCAACCACCAAAAGAAAGACGAGTGTATATTGGAAGATGTGCATATACTAGTATGTGATGCAGAGATCAGTAACATACTTCAGATAGAGAATGTGTTGAAACCAATCATACAAGATAAGAAAAAAATATTAATTATATCGCCATGTACTACCAATGTGATAGCCACTTTGGCTGCCAACGTTCAGAAGAGGGGGTTACACTTATGTACAGTTCCACCACCAAACTTTGGATATCGTCAGCATGAGCTGATGCAGGACATAGCGTTGTCGGTAGGAGCTACATATTTTTCGGAGAAGACAGGTGACGATTTAAGCCTCATTGAATTTACAGACTTAGGGTTTGCTTCCAGGGTGATAGTTGGGAGAGACTCTTCTGTAATTTTAAGTGAGGCTGACCAAAACAAGGATGTGGACCAAAGGGTATCTGAGTTGTGGGATGCACATAAGGTAACCAAAGCAAAGCAGGACAAGGATTTTATTCTCCAGCGAATCGCCTCCTTAACAGGAGGGATAGGAGTTATCCATGTAGGAGGTAACACAGACCTTGAGCAGAAGGAGTTATATGACAGGGTAGACGATGCAGTGTGTGCAGTACGTTCAGCTTTAGAGGAAGGGATACTTCCAGGAGCAGGAATGGCACTAGCAAAAATATGTGCACCCTTTCACTTCAAGAGAAATGAAAAAAAGGAAACCAAGGAGCTTATGGTAGCGAGAGATATTATGTACAATGCTCTGCAAGCTCCATGGAGACAGATACTTATAAACGCAGGTCTAGAACCTGATGATATTCTCAAAGACCACTACCTTAGTGGATTTGACTATGGATATGATTTAAAGACTAAGGAATATGGTGACCTAATAGAGATGGGTGTCATTGACCCTACCAAGGTAACTAGGTCAGCTCTTCAAAATGCAGTGTCTGTTGCAGTAACTATTTTATCAACCAATGCTATTATTACAATGGCTAGAACATACGAGACCGAATGAAGCCAATAGGAAAATATATCGTGATTGATGAAATCAAAGAAGAGATCAGTACAGAGTCAGGAATACTTTTAACTGCTGAAGACACAAAAGACTTGAGGTATAAGAAGGGTGTGGTTGTGATGCCTGGAACAGATGTGGCAGTAGTAAACACTGCTGATGAGATATACTATGACTCAAGGGCAGGCTACAAGATGGTAATCAACGGAACGCAGCACACAGTTATTTCTGAGTCTGATGTCGTTGTTGTCTTGTAAAAGCGTTCATTTCTGTTATAAAATTTCGATACACCTTATCGGTGTATGATACGTTTCTAAGAAACATAGGGTTGCCATCATTACTTGTAGGAATTTCCTTCCCATTGAGGTATTTGTATATTGATGTGGTGACCCTTTTTCCTTTTGTAGAAAGTTGATATAGAGCTTTTCTTTTACCCATTCTTTTTCTAAAGACCTCAATCCACCCTGCCTGTCTTAGATTTTCAAATCTGTTTTTATTCCAACTGATTAACTCATCGAACTCTTTAAATTTATCTTTTGAAAAGTATTGTTCTGATTTTAAAAATAGTAGGATGTCAAGGTCTGCTTGTGTTAGTCCATGTTTTGCTTTTATAAACTGACGCACTACCCTCCAATATTTTAAGTAGTCTGATTGCATAAAATTTAATTTAGTAACTTTGTTGTAAAGATACAAATTATGACTGACGAAGAAAAAAAGGCTGCTGCTGCCAAAAAAAAAGAGAACGAGACCTCAACTTTTAGGCAAAGCACTGCTAATGCAATTGCTGATTTAAAGTCACAAAACAAAAAGCTTACCTCTGAGGCAATCGCAAACAGAAAGGAAAAAAGAGCTTTAGCTAAAAAGAAGAGGAAAGAGGCTAATAGAAAAAGAGTGTCAGACAAGTATACTAAAATAGCTGGGCTTCAAGGGCTTCAAGGGCTTCAAGGATTAACAACTACAAAAAAGAAAAAGTAATGGGAAAATTATTTATAACAATAGGGAAATGGATGCAGTCGGTATGGTGTAAATTTCAGTGTAGCTGGAATACATTACTATCTAAGATAATGTTTAATATATTAAGCTGCCCAAATCAAACATGTAATTGTAAATAAATTTTTTATGGCAAAGAAAGGTAGAACAAAAGGAAACAAGATTTGTCCTGCAGGTATTGCATGGGCAAGGAGAACATTTGACAAGTACCCATCTGCCTATGCTAACATGGCTGCCAGTAAATATTGTAAAGACCCTAACTACGCTAAAGGTAAAAAGAAATAAATATGCCAAAAGATAAAACAATAGTAACTACTGCTTCTGTTACAAAAGTAAAAAATGACAAAAAGAAAAGAAAGAGTCGTTCTACATTTGAATCAGAAAATAGAATTTCAAAAAAAGTTACTAACGGAGGAAATATAAAACGGAAGTCAGCAACCTTACAAGATGATGGTAGTTTGGTAATTGCAGTTAATACTTCTAGAAAACCTGTTGGAAGAAAAAGAACAATTAATAAAAAAAATAGAGCTGCTAAAAAGTTAGAAAGAATGACTAAAAGGTTTAACAAACAACAGAGTCGATTTAATGGGTGAGCTTAAGAAGTGGAGAGATGAGAAGTGGGTGCGTATAGGACTTGATGGTTCTATCAAAGGTGCTTGTGGTACAAGCAAGGACACTAAGAACCCTGACCGTTGTTTACCTTTAGCTAAAGCTAAGTCTATGACTAAAGCTGAAAGAGCAAGGACAGCACGTAAAAAGAAAGCTTCTAAAAAAACTGTTGTAGCAAATACACCAAGAGCAAGAGTAACTAAAAGATATAAAAAATAAATAAAAATGGCAATACCAAGCGGAACAAAATTTCATGGAGTAGCTCCATCCGTAAACACACAGAACAAGGGGTCTTCTTTGGCAAACGAACAAAGAGACACATATACTATTGAAGAAATTCAAGCAGGTGGAAATCTCTCTACTGTTTTAAATAATGGAAATGAAACAGAAGGAAACGATATTGAGTTTACAAGTGGAGATTCAATTATTGCAGATGGTGATTTAGCAATAAAAAGCAAAACCACAGGTGAGGTTATTGCTATTTTTAGACCAAATAATGGAGTTTTGTTTTATTATAACAACGATAAAAAATGTGAAACCACAAGTTATGGATTTAGAGTAGGTGGTGATTTAAGAGTAACAGGGTTCTTAGATTTATTTCAACAAAATAATAACACTTTCGCAGGAACAAATGCAGGGAATCTTGACAATACAACTGGAAACTCTAATGCAGGTTTTGGAGAGAATGTAATGTCTGAAATTACTACTGCATCACAAAATACAGGAGTAGGTTTAAACTCTCTAAAAGATAACACTACAGGGAATTCAAATACTGTAATAGGAGCAGAGGCTTTAAATCTTAATATTGGAGGTTCTAATAATACTGCAGTTGGGCGTGATGCTATTTCAAGTGCATCAGCAGGAGCAGGTAACACTGCAGTTGGTAGTGAAAGTTTAAAGTCAAAATTAACGTCAAACTTTAATACTGCAATTGGATTTCAAAGTTTAAATAATTTAACCACAGGTTTTAGAAACACTGCAATAGGTAATGGAGTAGGGTCAACATTAACGACAGGTTCAAAAAATATAATTATTGGAGATGAAGCTGAACCTAGTGCACCTAATGTGATTGGTGAGCTAACTATAGGTAATCAAGATATAAATAAGTTTAGAATTCCTGGGATTCAACAAGGTGCTGCTGATGGCTCTAAGCTTGAGTATGACGCTTCAACCGATGAATTAATTTTAAAGGAAACAGTAACTTTAATTCCTGAGTTTATAACTGCAACACCAGGTGGAAGCTCAGTCATTACTACTACTAAAAATATAATTGACCTGACATGGTCAGGGGGTTCAGGAACTTTTACTTTAACACTACCTTCAGCAACTGCAATACCATATAGGTTTTTAAGGATAGTAAACGACTCTACTATTAGTGCAAATGATAAGGTAGATATTGCTGCTCCTGTTGGTGAAACTATTGATGGTGCTGCAACATATGAAATAAACAAACCATATAATGGAGTTGCAATTTGGTCGGATGGAACTAATTGGATAGTAATACAAGCAAAATAATAACACTAAGTAATGGCAGATAAAAGTAAAATGCCTTGCAACAAACCTAGACCTTCTGACCGAGCAGGTAAAAAGAAAATGGTTAAAGGGTGTGAGGGTGGTAAAGAAAAGCTAATTCATTTTGGTGCTAAAGGTTATGGGCACAACTACAGTGCAGCAGCTAGAAAAAGTTTTAAGGCTAGGCACAAATGTGGTACGGCAAAAAGTAAATTAACTGCAAGATATTGGGCATGTAAAAACTTATGGTCAGGTAAAGGTGGAAGCACAAAATCTAGTCCAAAAAATAGACAAGGAAAATATTAGTATATTTGTATCATGGGAAAATTTAAACAACTAGTTAAGAAGCTAATGTCGGAAGGTAAGTCTGAAACGGCTGCTAAAAAAATAGCCTATACTGCTGGCGTAAACAAGTATGGTAAAAAAGGAATGGCTAGAAAAGCAGCAGCAGGTATGAAGAGAGCTAGAAGAAACAAGTAATTAATTAAATAAATAAATATATCATGAAACAAGGTTACAACGCTAGACTAGATGAATCTCTAGGAGCAAAAAACGGAAAGAAGTCTCAGTCATTAAAAGATCGTAGAGACGAAAGTAAAGCAATGTCTAAAAAAGACTATGGTCATGCATACGGAGGAGATCATTCTATGAAGTATGAAAAACATTACCCAAAAAGTGTAAAAGGACATTTAAGTAAATTAATAAGAAAATAAGTATGTTGAACGAAAAATCTAGAGGATTAGGAGATACCATTGAAAAAATTACTACTGCTACTGGTATTAAAAAAGTAGTAGACAAAGTTGCTAAAGCAACAGGTAAACCATGTGGATGTTCTGAAAGAAGAGATTCGTTAAACAGAAAGTTTCCTTACAGTAAATAGTTAAACTTTAAAAATAAAAATAAAAATGATACCAAACGGAACAAAATTTCATGGAGTTGCATCCTTTGTACCAACAGAGAATTTAGGATCAGCTTCAGCAAACGCAATGAGAGATGCTTATACATTTCCTGAAGATTTCAGTGAACTTGTAACAATATCTTATAACGGAAAAATTATTAACCTTGGAGCAGGTAATAACAATCCATTTAACGGAGACACAGTAGAGTGGGGAGGAATCCAATCACCAACTAATCAAGCTTCTGCAATTATATTTCCATATGCAGTAAAAATTCAGTCTGTATATTTTAAAGCTGCTGCACCAATGACTGGAGCAAGTGCAGATTTTAATTATGTATTTAATCTTTACACTAGTTCAGATTTAGCAGCAGACCCTAACACACCAGGAACATGGACTCAATTAGGAGCTTTAGTTACTGAGTTAACTAATTCAGATAACAATACTGCACCAGGATTTGTGGAAGATTTAACTTCTCAAAACCTTACTATTCCTGCAGGAAGTATGTTTGCTATGGGGGGAATTGAATTAGCAGGAAGCATTACAGAAACTACTCTTGAAGCAGTAGTAGGAATTGTTGTTACTAAAATTTAATATTTAAAATATGTCATACCAGAAATTACAAACAAGCAGGGCAGTTGCAGTGATTCCATCTAATACTGATGATATACCTAGCATTTCTTCACAAAATGGAAGAGGAAATAATGGATGTGTTTTATATGTAGGGACTGGAGGAAACCTTAGAGTATTAACTGCAGGTGGAGATGACGTAACTTTTGCAGGATTTCCTAACGGAGGTTTTCTACCAGTAAACGTTGTAAGAGTTTATTTGACAGGAACTTCTGCTTCTGACATATTAGCACTTTGGTAGTATGTATATATCCATTGCAGTAGGTATAGGATCTTCAACATCCTCAGCAATTGGTGCAGGGGGAGGTGGTTCTCTGCCTCTAACTGACGCTACACTTAATCAAGCGATTACAGATATATTAGCTCAAGACCCCAATGGGGATTATGATTTAGCACCTTATGGCAAGATTCAAAATTGGAACGTTAGCCAAGTAACAGATATGTCGAGTGCATTTCAATCTAAAAGTACTTTTAATGGAGATATAAGTTCTTGGGATACGTCTAGTGTGATTACTATGAGTGATATGTTTAGAGGTGCAACTTCTTTTAATCAAGATATTGGTTCTTGGGATACAAGTAGTGTTACTACTATGCAAAGTATGTTTAGAGGAGCATCATCTTTTAACCAAGATTTAAATTGGAATACAAGTAATGTTACTACTATGGATGGTATGTTTTTGAATACTACCTCTTTTAACCAAGACATAAGTTCATGGAACGTTGGGAGTGTTATCAATATGCAACAAATGTTTCAAAATTCTGCTTTTAATCAACCTTTAAATAATTGGGATGTTAGTAATGTAATTACTATAAGTTATATGTTTAGAAGTAATTCTGTTTTTAACCAACCTCTTAGCAATTGGGATGTGAGCAGTGTAACTGATATGAGTTTTATGTTTCAGAATGCAACTTCATTTAATAAATCTTTAAACAGTTGGGATGTAGATAATGTTACAAATATGTTTAGCATGTTTGAAGATGCTATATCATTTAACGGAAACATTACTTCTTGGGACACTTCCAACGTGAACAACATGAAAGAGATGTGGAAAGATGCAACAAGTTTTAACCAAGATTTAAGTGGATGGGATGTGAGTCTAGTTACTAATTATACTGACTTTGATACTAATACACCAAGTTGGATATTATCCAAACCACCTTTTGTAAATCCCAGTCAATTAACTGATGCAACATTTCAAACTGCAATTAATGATATACTAGCTCAAGACCCTAATGGAGACTATGATCTTGTCCCTTACGGAAAGATACAAGATTGGGATGTAAGTCTAGTTACTAATATGTCTAATGCTTTTGTGTCTAAATCTACTTTTAATGGAGATATTGGTGCTTGGGACACTAGCAGTGTTACTACTATGAGTAGAATGTTTGGTCAGGCAACTTCTTTCAATCAAGACATTGGTAGTTGGGATGTGAGTAGTGTAAATGATATGTTTGAGATGTTTAGTGGTGCTCCTTTTAATCAAAACATTGGTAGTTGGGATGTGAGTAGTGTAGAAAATATGCGTGCTATGTTTTCATTCACTCCTTTTAATCAAGACATAAGTGGATGGGATGTAAGTAGTGTTACTACTATGTACTATATGTTTGCATTCAATACTGCTTTTAACCAAAACATTGGTAGTTGGGATGTGAGTAGTGTAGAGGATATGGGTTATTTGTTTTATAAAGCTACTGCTTTTAATTTTAGCTTAAACTCTTGGGATGTGAGTAGTGTAGAAAATATGGATTCTATGTTTAGAGATGCAGATTCATTTAATCAAAACATTAGTAGTTGGGATGTGAGTAGTGTTACAAATATGAGACAAATGTTTTATGGTAATACTGCTTTTAATTCTAGCTTAAACTCTTGGGATGTGAGTAGTGTTACTACTATGAAAGATATGTTTGGTTTTGCTACTATTTTTAATCAACCTCTTGATAATTGGGATGTGAGTAGTGTAAATGATATGTCACAAATGTTTTCCAATACTACTTTTAATCAAGATATAAGTTCTTGGGATGTGAGTAGTGTGAATAATATGCAATTTATGTTTATACAAAACAAAGTTTTTAATCAAGATATAAGTTCTTGGGATGTGAGTAGTGTTACAAATATGTCTTTTATGTTTTTAGTTACAAGTCCTTCTGCAATGAATCAAGATTTAAGTGGATGGAGTGTGAATCCAAATGTTACTAATTGTCAATCTTTTAGTGATGGAACTTCTTCAACTTGGACACAACCAAAACCTAATTTTACCTCCTGCACCCCATAGATAGGTTAATTATTTTTTACTTAACTTTGTTTGTATGAAATCAAGTATTAAAAGTTATTATGTTCAAACTAATTCTTGGTTGATTGACGTTCAAATGAATTATCAATACAAACATGTTTAGTAAAATGAACTTATCGGATATAAAACTGACTATACTTAATGGTCTTGCTTTAGTTGTTTCATTTAGTGAAATAGAAGCAATACTAAAAATAATATTATTAATAATTTCTATAGTGTATACGGCACAAAGAATTTATGCCAACTATAAAGAAAATAAATGACACACTTTAGCTACAAAGAATTTGATTCTCCAGATATGCCAGGAAGTGGTAATTTAATGGATGAGAATTTTTTAGAAATGCTTGATGAGGTTAGAGGTAAGTTTGGGAAGCCTATTATTATAAATAGTGGCTATAGAAGTGAAGATCATAATGCAAGAGTTGGAGGGAAACCCAAAACAGAAGGGTCACCAGGTTCAAGTCATATGTATGGATTAGCTGCCGATATTAAATGTGATAATAGCGTTGACAGATTTCATTTAGTATATTTGTTACAAGAAATAGGATTTCAAAGAATAGGAGTAGCTAAAACTTTTATACATGTAGACTTAGATTTTAAAAAATCTCAGCAAGTAATGTGGATGTATTAGTATGAAAAAAATATTAGATTGGTTTGGAGGTACTGTAGTCAAGGACATAATAGGTGGTCTTGATAAACTATTTACTTCTAAAGAAGAAAAAATTTTAGCTGAGAATGCTATTAAACAAATTCTCATTGAAAAACAATTAGAGCTGCAAAGAATGCAGACAGAAATAATTGTAGCCGAAGCGAAAGGAAATTGGATTCAAAGAAGTTGGAGACCAATTTTAATGTTAGCTTTTGGGTTTATAGTTATCTATGTAAAGTTTCTTGCTCCTTTGTTTGATTTAACAATACCTGAGCTTGAAAACGAGTTTTGGAATTTGCTACAAATAGGAATAGGAGGATATGTTATTGGTAGAACAGGAGAAAAAATGATGAAGTCATATTCAGATACAAAAAAATAATATTATGCCAAAAATTAGTTCATATAATACAGTTGCACCTCAAGGTGATGATAAGATAGTTATCACTCAAACAAATGGGACACCCACAGATGTAACTAAAAATATTACTGTCGATGGTTTAAAAACTTACATAGGACAAGCTGATGATATTCCTACACCCTATATGTATGTTTTAAAAAGACCATATGTTGATGCAACTACAAAAAATGATAAAGCTTTTGTTGCTATGCAAAAACCAATTGAAACAGATTGGTTAACTAAAAATCCTAGGCTTTTTATGTTTAGATATAGAAAGTCAAAAACTAAACTAATAGATTTTGGTGGTAGTTCTTCGTATATAATGAAAAAGCAAAACTTTATTCACCCTCCTCATAACAATGGAGAATATCAGAGAGCTAATTTCCCAGGTAGCAATTGGGCATCAAGTGCTCAAACTACCAATGGTGGTCTTGTGTTATTTCCTATTCCAACAGAATGGGATATAAATAGTGAATTAAAGATTGCTAAGACAGGGTCATTGATAACTGACTTTGCTTCGCTAAGACCTACTACATATATTGAAGTTCCTTTTAATCCTTTAGGATTTTTGTTTGATCTCGTAAATCCAACAGAAGTGACATCACTTCCTGCGACAACAACACTAGATTATTGGGGTACACGATTTTCAGTTACAAGACCTGCTAATAATGTGAATTATGATAATAATCCAAATGATTATCGTACCTCACAAATTATAATGAAATTTGCTATAGGAATACCAAACCCTACATGGACAAATACAAACCATGAGTTACCTTATATTTTTGGAAATTTATCAAATGCCGTAACATTAAAATATCAATATGATGGCAGTAATCCTAAAGTTGTAAATAATTACACAATAACTCAAGGGTCAACAGGTAATGCTCAAAGGTCTTTTAATTAAAATATGCGAGGAGCTCAATTAATATCACGTCTTTGAGAGGTGTGCAATTAGGAAGCCATCCTTGAGATGTTTCCAATTAGGGTCTCCTCTTCGCTTAGAATACCTCTGTTAATTCAGGGGTATTTTTTTTTCATTATATTTGTTATAAATTAAATCTAATTAAATGAATGATATTCGTAAGATAGCAGTTGGTCCTGATTACAAAGGAGGGGCTATGCACTATGTTGTTGGGCAAGAAATATTAAAAGGTACTTACAAAATACATCACATAAGATATGATGAAAATGTAGATGCTTTTAAAGTATGGATTGAATCTACATACAATAAAGAAATTGTTTTGTGGAAACAGTTTATTAATATGCCTGTATCTGTCGAATATAATATTAACTTCTAATGAAATCACCTTACCTATTTATAACTACTCCTTTAGACAATAAAAGATATAACAATACAAAAAATATAGGTGGAGTAGACTTTATAACAAGCACCTCCGAGGAAAATCACAAAGCATCTAATCGTATTGCTGAGGTGATAGCCACACCTATCGTTTATGATGGTCCTATAAAGCCAGGAGATAAACTTTTAGTTCATCACAATGTTTTTAAGTTTTACAATGACATGCAGGGTAGAAGAAAAAGTGGCAGGAGTTATTTTATGAATGATTTGTTTTTTGTTGAGCCTGATCAGTTTTATATGTATCATGATGGTAAAGAGTGGAATACTAATGGAAGGTATTGCTTTACAAAACCTGTTCCTACTGAAGATTATTATCTATATAAAAACACTAATGAAGAGCCATTGGTGGGTGAAATAAAATATAGCAATGAGTATTTACGTTCACAAAATGTAAATCCAGGAGACAAAATATGTTTTAAACCAGAAAGCGAGTATGAGTTTGAAGTGGATGGTGAAAAACTTTATCGAATGTTTGATCATCAAATAACAATTAAATTATGAAAGACAAACCTAAAAGAAAAAAAAGACCAAGAATTAAATATAATCCAAATGGCACTAGACCCACAAACTTTAAAGAAGAATATTATTCAGGCAGGAATGAAAGCCGTAGAGCAACTAATTAAAGTTGCTAAGGAAGATATAATTAAGCCAGACCCTGAAGATGAGTTAGCTGCTGATAGACTAAAGAATGCTGCAGCTACTAAAAAGTTAGCTATATTTGATGCTTTTGATATACTAACTAAGATAGAGAATGAAAAAAATTTAATGGAAATCGAAGAACGAGGTCCAAGTAAACTAGACACTAAACAAGGATTTGCAGAACGAAGATCTTCATAATTTATACAGAGTTATAGATAACTACATACCTAAAGGTATTCTTAAAAAAAAGAATAGAAATAGGTCATGGAAATATGGCTATGATGAAAAATATGATGTTGTTATAATTTCTAAAACAGGCGAGATAGGTGAGGTATATGAAATTAACGGACTTAGGATTGGATTACCTAAAGCTCCAGAGTCTATTCAAAAAGACAACAACAAGTGGGAAAGAAAAGAACCACCAAAGACAATTCTAAAAATACAATCTATATTTCAATGGAATGAGCATCCTAATACTTTTAAAGCTCAATGGGTGGACTATATTGAAAGTGAGTTTGATAAAAGAGAGCAAGGCTATTGGTTTATAAACAAGAACATTAGTACATATATAACTGGGTCACATTATATGTATCTTCAATGGACAAAGATTGATGTTGGTTATCCAGATTTTAGAGAGGCTAACAGAATTTTTTATATTTTTTGGGAGGCTTGTAAAGCAGACCCTAGATGTTTTGGCATGATATATTTAAAAATCAGACGTTCAGGCTTTTCATATATGGCATCTGAAGAGTGTGCAAATGTAGCAACAATATCTAAAAACTCTCGTATAGGAATATTATCTAAGTCTGGGTCTGATGCCAAAAAAATGTTTACAGACAAGGTTGTCCCAATTGTAAGAAACTATCCGTTCTTTTTTAAACCTGTTCAGGATGGTATGGATAAACCAAAAACTGAATTAGCTTTTAGAATTCCTGCATCAAAGATTACAAAAAAGAATATGTACAATGTTGATAATGAAGAGATGGAAGGTCTTGACACAACCATTGACTGGAAGAATACAGATGACAACTCTTATGATGGGGAAAAACTTTTATTACTAGCTCATGATGAAAGTGGTAAATGGCTAAAGCCTAACAATATACTAAATAATTATCGTGTTACAAAAACTTGTTTAAGATTGGGTAGAAGAGTAATTGGTAAATGTATGATGGGTTCGACATCTAACTCTCTTAGTAAAGGAGGTGAAGAGTTTAAGAAACTGTATTACGATTCTAATCCACATGAACGAAGTAACAATGGTCAAACCAAAAGTGGGTTATATTCACTTTTCATCCCTATGGAGTGGAACTTTGAGGGTTATATAGATGAGTATGGTATGCCTATGGATGATGTTATAGAGTATTGGAATAATGAAGTTGAAAGTTTAAAAAATGATCCTGACGCATTAAATGAGTTTTACAGACAATTTCCTCGTACTGAATCGCATGCGTTTAGGGATGAGAGCAAACAATCATTGTTTAATCTTACAAGAATATATCAGCAAATAGACTACAATGATTCACTTATACAAGAACACCATACAACTCGTGGCTCTTTTTCTTGGAAGAATGGAATTAAGGATACTGAAGTAATATGGACTCCTAACACTAGAGGAAGATTTTTAGTAGGATGGCTTCCTAAAAAGAATATGCAAAATAGGTACAAGAAAAATAACAAGGGAGATTTTTTTCCTTTAAATGAGCATCTTGGTGCTTTTGGGTGTGATAGTTATGACATATCAGGAACTGTTGGAGGAGGTGCATCTAATGGGGCATTGCATGGAATTACAAAGTTTAATATGGATGATGCTCCTAGTAATCAGTTTTTTTTAGAGTATGTAGCAAGACCTCAAACTGCCGAAATATTTTTTGAGGAAGTATTGATGGCGTGTGTTTTTTATGGAATGCCTATATTAGTAGAGAATAATAAACCTAGGTTATTATATCATTTTAAAAATAGAGGGTATAGAAGCTTTAGTATAAATCGACCAGATAAACTTAAACACAAGCTCTCTAAGACAGAAAAAGAACTTGGGGGTATACCTAACTCAAGTGAAGCAGTAAAACAAGCTCACGCAGCAGCTATTGAGTCTTATATTGAAACATATGTAGGACTAGTTAAAGAAGATGAAATGGGTTATATGCCTTTTAGTAGAACATTAGAAGATTGGGCAAAGTTTGATATTAGCAATAGAACTAAGTTTGATGCATCTATTAGTTCAGGTTTAGCAGTAATGGCTTGTCAAAGACACCTTTATCAACCTGTAAAAAAACAATCAAATATTATTGTTAACTTTGCTAGATATAACAATAAAGGAAATCGTAGTGAAATAATTAGATAAATGAAAGACGTAAAAATAAATGTTTCCTCTGTTGGGTTTCCAAGTCAGTTTGTTTCTGATAGTGAAAAAGCATCAGATGAATTTGGCTTACAAATAGGTCAAGCCATTCAATACGAATGGTTTAAGAAAGATGGCAACCAATGTAGATACTATAATCAGTGGAGAGATTTCTACAGGTTACGTCTTTATGCTAGAGGTGAACAGTCGGTTGCTAAATATAAAAATGAACTTGCAGTTGATGGTGATTTAAGTTACTTGAATCTAGATTGGACACCTGTACCTATTATACCTAAATTTGTAGATGTTGTTGTTAACGGAATGAACGACAGGTTGTTTGATGTAAAAGCATATGCCGAAGACGCTATGTCTCAAGCTCAAAGAAGCAAGTATCAAGATATGATACAAGGTCAAGCAGCAGCCAAAGATATACTTCAAATTGTACAAAAAGAAACAGGAGCTGACCCTTTTATTATGAATCCTGATGACCTTCCTCAAACTGATGAAGAGTTAAATTTATACATGCAACTTAAATATAAGCCTGCAATAGAGATTGCAGAAGAGGAAGCAATTAATACAATTTTAGCTGAAAACCATTATAACGATGTTCGTAAAAGAGTTGATTATGATTTAACTGTTTTAGGTATTGGTTGTACAAAACACGAATTTTTACCAGGAGCAGGAGTTGAAATTAAATATGTAGACCCTGCAAATATTGTTTACAGTTATACAGAAGACCCACACTTTAAAGATTGTTTTTATTGGGGAGAAATTAAAACTCTCCCAATTACTGAGTTGATGAAAATTGACCAATCTTTAACTAGAGAAGATTTAGAAGAAATTTCTAAATACTCTCAGAGTTGGTATGACTATTATAATGTGGCTCAGTTCTATGAGAATGATATTTTTTATAGAGACACTGTTACATTAATGTATTTTAATTATAAAACCACTAAAAAAGTAGTTTATAAAAAGAAAATACTAGAAAATGGAGGATCAAAGGTTATAGAGAAAGATGACCAATTTAATCCACCTGTAGAAATGATGGAAGAAGGAAGATTTGAAAAGATGGAAAAAACCATTGATGTGTGGTATGAAGGAGTAATGGTTATGGGTACAAATATTCTTTTAAAGTGGGAACTTGCAGAAAATATGGTAAGACCTAAATCAGCTCAACAACATGCATTACCAAACTATGTAGCAGTTGCACCAAGAATGTACAAAGGTGTTATTGAGTCTTTAACTAGACGTATGATTCCTTTTGCAGATTTAATACAAATAACACATTTAAAACTACAACAAGTAATTTCAAGAGTTGTTCCTGATGGGGTTTATATTGATGCTGATGGATTGAATGAAGTAGACCTAGGTACAGGAAATGCTTATAATCCAGAAGATGCTTTGAGATTATATTTTCAAACAGGTTCTGTTATTGGTAGAAGCTATACACAAGATGGAGATTACAACCAAGGTAAAGTACCAATAAAAGAATTACAATCTAGTTCAGGTTCTAGTAAAACACAAATGCTTATTGCTAATTATAATCATTATTTAGGAATGATTAGACAAGTCACAGGATTAAATGAAGCTAGAGATGCTTCTTCACCTGATCCTAATTCTTTAGTTGGTTTACAAAAACTTGCAGCTTTAAATTCTAATGTTGCAACTAGACATATACTTGAAGGTTCGTTATATATATATAGAACTTTAGCAGAAGCTATAACTTATAGGGTGGCAGATATATTACAATATGCAGATTTTAAAGATGATTTTGCTAATGCTATAGGTAAATACAACGTGAGTATACTTAATGATATTAAAGACTTGTATATTTATGACTTTGGTATTTTTATTGAAGTAGCTCCAGATGAAGAACAAAGAGCTCAATTAGAAGCTAACATACAAATGGCTTTATCTAAGGGTGACATTAATTTAGAAGATGCTATTGATATTCGAGAAATAAAAAATATCAAACTTGCTAATCAATTACTTAAAGTAAAACGTAAAGCATTACAAGAGCAGCAACAACAACAAGTTATGCAAGCTCAAGCTATGCAGGCTCAACAAGCTTTAAAGTCTCAAGAAATAAAGTCTCAAATGGAAATGCAAAAGCAACAAGCTGAGATGCAAGGTAAGATGCAATTAAAACAAGCTGAGATAGCTTTTGAGATTGAAAAGCAAAATAATGAGGCTATGCTTAAAAGTAAATTAATGCAAGAAGAGTTTAATTATAATATACAACTAAGAAATATATCGGAACAATCATTAGCTCAAAGAGAGGTACAAAGAGAAGGAGCAAAAGCTAATAGAATTAGTCAAGCTAATACTGAACAATCAAAACTAATACAACAAAGAAAAAATAATTTACCACCAGTAAATTTTGAATCAAATGAGGATAGTCTAGATGGATTTGACTTGGCTGAATTCAATCCTAGATAATGTCTAAAATCGGTATTATTTTTTTCTTATATTTGTAATAATTAAATTTAATCATATGGAATTCAAAGTAAAAGAAGTAACAGTAGGGGAAGAAAAATCTACACAACAGGTAGAACAAGAGCTTTTAGACAAGCATGAAGAAGGTCTTCAAGAAGACCAACCTAAAGCTGAAGAGCCAAAAGCTGAAGAACCTGCTGAATTAAACGAGAAAGACGTTCTTTCATATATTGGTAAAAGATATAATAAAGAAATTAATTCATTTGATGAATTAATGAGTGAGAGAGAAACTCAGGAAGAATTACCTGAAGATGTCGCTGCTTACTTTAAATATAAAAAAGATACAGGGAGAGGAATCAAAGACTATGTAGAATTACAAAAAGATTTTGATGATACCAATCCTGATTCTTTACTTAGAGATTATTTACGTGTTACGGAAGATGGTCTTGATGAAGAGGATATAGAAACCTTAATGGATGACTATTCTTTTGATGAAGACTTAGATGATGAGGGTGACATAAAGAAAATTAAGTTAAAGAAGAAAAAAGCTATTGCTAAGGCAAAAGATTACTTTAAAGAAATGCAAGAGAAGTATAAGCAACCACTTGAGTCAAGGGGAATGCAGACTTCAAATGTCTCTGATGAAGAAATGGAAGGCTATAAGCAATACATTGCAGATGCGAAGTCTCATGAAGAAGAGACTACTAGAAAGAAAGAGTTTTACGACTCAAAGACGTTAGAAGTATTTACACCTGAATTCAAAGGTTTTGAGTTTAATATAGGTGAAGAAACAATAACATTTTCTCCAGGTAGTTTAGAAGATTTAAAAAAAAATGCATTAAATCCAGGTGGTTGGGCAACCAAGTATTTAGATGATAGTGGTCTTTTAAAAGATTCTAAAGGTTTTCATAGGAGTGTAGCAATTGCACAGAATCCTGAAAAGTTTGCTAAGTTTTTTTACGAACAAGGTAAAGCTAATGCCACAGAAGACGTAATGCGTAAGACAAAAAATATAAATATGTCAGAACGCAGAACACCTGAAGTGACAAGCAAGGGAGGAACACAATTTAAGTCTTTAAGCACAGATAGTGGTAGAGGACTTAAAATTAAGAGTATAAAAAGAAAATAATTAATTTAAAAAAATAAAAATTATGGCAGGATCAGTCCAAGCTACGCCAGGTTTTGATTTGCAACCAAGTTCGCATCAAACACCTTTAGCGTCAAATTATATTACTGACTTCAACTTTTTGAATCAGTATTTACCAGATACTTACGAAAAAGAATTCGAAAGATATGGTAACAGAACAATCTCCTCATTCATTAGAATGGTAGGAGCAGAAATGCCTTCTAACTCAGACCTTATTAAATGGGCAGAGCAAGGAAGATTACACACCAAGTACGTTGATTGTGGTACTGCAGCAGTAGTAGCAGGTGGAGAAGCAGTTTTCCAAGTAAATGACGTTCTTAACCCTGCAGGTTCAACTGTACAACCAGGTTCTGGTGCAACAGTTCAAATTGCAATTAGAGTTGGTCAAACAGTTGTTGTTGTAAACAATGATGGATCAGGTGAGTTCAAAGCTATTGTTATAGCAGTTGACCTTGCAAACAACCAATTCACTGTTGCATTCTACGATGCAGGTGGTTATACAGGTGGTTCAGGATTAGGAAATGCTGATGCAAGTGTTTTCATCTATGGTTCTGAATTTAAGAAAGGAACAAACGGAATGCAAGGTTCATTAGAATCTGACGATTTCATTTTCGAAAACTCTCCAATTATCATCAAAGATAAGTATGCAGTATCAGGTTCTGATATGGCTCAAATCGGATGGATTGAGGTTACTACTGAAAACGGAGCTTCAGGTTACTTATGGTACTTAAAGTCTGAACACGAAACTCGTTTACGTTATGATGACTATTTAGAAACTGCAATGATTGAAGCAGTTCCTGCTGAAGCAGGTTCTGGTGTTGCTACACAAGTTACTTCTGACCAAGTTGGAAACAAAGGTTCTGAAGGTGTATTCTATGTAGTGCAACAAAGAGGAAATGTATGGGCAGGTGGAAATCCTAATGCTTTAGCAGATTTTGATGCAATCATTTCACGTTTAGATAAGCAAGGTTCTATTGAAGAGAATGTAATTTTCTTGAACAGAGACTTTGGATTTGACATCGATGATATGTTAGCAGCTCAAAACTCTTATGGAGCAGGTGGAACTTCTTATGGTCTTTTTGACAATGATGAGGAGATGGCACTTAACTTAGGATTTACAGGATTCCGTAGAGGTTATGACTTTTACAAGTCTGACTGGAAATACTTAAACGACCCAACAATGCGTGGTGGAGTTGATGGTACAGGAAGCATCAATGGATTGTTAGTGCCTGCAGGTTCTACAACTGTTTATGATCAAATTCTTGGAAAGAACGCTAAGAGACCATTCTTACATGTTCGATACAGAGCTTCTGAAACTGAAGACAGACGTTACAAAACTTGGATTACTGGTTCTGCTGGTGGTGCAAGAACATCTGACTTAGATGCGATGGAAGTAAACTTCTTGAGTGAAAGAGCAGTTTGTACTTTAGGTGCAAATAACTTCTTCATCTTCCAAGATTAAGAATACCAACAAGTGAAAGGGGGTCTCTTTAAAGAGACTCCTTTTTTATAAATTAAATTAAATTATATCAAATGAAAACTACAGTACAGAGAGTAGACAAAGTCTACAAATTAACAAGAAATGCAGCACCTTTATCTTTCATGCTTGCAACTAGACACACTAGAAGATTCCCATTACTTTGGGTTGACCCTGAAACAGGAATAAACAGAGAATTACGTTATGCTAGAAATCAATCATCTCCATTTGTAGATGAACAAGATGATAATGCAATTATAGAGCCTGTTATTTTTGAAGATGGATTTTTAAGAGTTACTAAAAATAATCAAGTTTTACAAAAATTCTTAGATGTTCACCCCCACAATGGTGTTAAGTTTAAAGAATTAGATAATGCAAAAGATGCTCAACAAGTTGTAGAAAACATTAACATAGAGCTTGACGCAATGATAGAAGCTCGTTCTTTATCTATATCACAATTAGAAACTTTAACAAGAGTGTTGTTTCAAAAAGACCCATCTAGAATTAGTACGGATGAAATGAAGAGAGACATCTTGGTTTATGCTAAGAGAGAACCTGAAGATTTTATGTCGGTTATAAACGACCCTGTATTAAAGTTACAAGCAACTGTACATAAGTTGTTTGAACAAGGTCTTATTAAATATAGAAATAAAAATAAAGAAGTGTGGTTTTCTACCAAAACTAACAAAACACGACTATGTGTAATACCTTTTGGAGAAGACCCAATTTATATAGTGTCATCATATTTCCAATCTGACGATGGAATTGAGGCATTAAAAGTATTAGAGAACTTAATGGAGTAATTAGTTAATAATAATTTTTTTTGTGATTTATTAAGTAGGGGGGTCTTTTTTAAGACCTCTTTTTTTTTTGATTATCTTTGTGTAAATAATAGTTAGGATGATAAACGATATTAGAAATACAGTTTTAGCCGTATTGAACAAAAATAATTACGGCTACATCTCTCCACAAGATTTTAATCTATATGCACAACAAGCTCAAATGGATTTATTTGAGGATTATTTTTATGCATATAACTATCAGGTTAATAAAGAAAACCAAAGAACTTCTGGAACAGGATATGCTGATATAAAAAAAGGTTATGTAGAAGTTATAGATTTCTTTTCTGTAACTACGCCATTAACACCAATAGCACCAAATTATACACAGTATAATTTACCTTCATTAGCTACGACAGGTTCAGATTATTACTTAATTAACAAGATAATTATTAATAATACTTTAGTAGCTTCTGGAACTACAACAGGAAATGTTGGTGGGCAAAATAAAATAATAGATTCAAATGCAAACTTTACATCATCAGGTGTTCAGGTTGGAGATATTGTTTTTGTAGTCATAGCTTCAGTTCCTACTTATGTTACTGTAACGAGTGTTGATAGTAGTATACAACTAACTATTGAACCTAATGTTATAAATACGTTTCCATTAGCTTATCAAATATACAAAGGAAGCACCATCAAGGAAGTTGAAAGGGTGGAGCAAAGTAAAATTACTTTATTAAATATGTCTCCTTTAACTGCACCATCTTTGATGTTTCCTGCTTACACAACCGAAGGAAATGTTGCTACATTATATCCAACACCTGCATTAGGAACAGTTGTGACGAGTCAATATATACGCTATCCTAAAGTTCCTAAGTGGACTTATGTGGATTTAGGTAATGATAATGAACCAGTCTTTGACCAATCACAACCTGATTATCAAGACTTTGAATTGTTTCCAGATGATGCTACGGATTTAACAATGAAAATTTTACAGTATGCAGGAGTATCAATACGTGAAGCATCAGTTGTACAATACGCAGGAGCAAAAGAAGCTTCTGAAATTAATAGCGAAAAATAATTATGTCATACATTAGTCAATACCAATATTACGAGAATGGGGGAAATGCTCCAGAAGATGCTAATTGGGGATCATACCAATATGTATCATTGCAAGATATAGTTGTAAACTATCAATTAATGTATTCAGGTAATCATTCTTTGATAAATAATGAAGAAAGATACAAGATACTTTTTCATGCAAAGAGAGCTATTCAAGAATTGAACTATGATGCATTTAAAGAAATAAAGGTTTTACAACTTACTGTTTCAGAAGAACTTAGATTTATATTACCTTCAGATTATGTAAATTGGGTTAGAATATCTTACTATAAAGATGGTGTTATTAGACCAATGGTAGAAAACATTCAAGTAAATTCAGCTAGAGCTTATTTACAAGCCAATGATGCTAGAATACTTTTTGACCAAGATGGAAATGCTATACAACCTCAATACTCACCTTTGGATTTTGCTAGAATTACAGGTCAACAACCAAGTATTTATTTAAATAGTTTAAGTCCATATAATGGATTTTTAGGATATGAATATGAAGGATGTTGGTACTTTGACTTTGCAGTTGGTGCTAGGTTTGGTCTTAACACAGAAACTGCAAATGCTAATCCTACTTTTAGAATTGATAAAAAATCAGGAGTAATTAACTTTGATTCTACAATGGCTAATGAAAGTTGTATTTTAGAATATGTTTCTGATGGTATGGAAGGTGGTGATGATACTCAGATAACTGTAAATAAATTATTTGAAGAATATGTTTATGCATATATTAGCTATCAAATATTAGGTAGTAAATTAGGAGTTCAGGAGTACATAGTTAATAGAGCAAGAAAATCTAAATCAGCACTTCTAAGGAACGCAAAAATAAGATTAAGCAATATACACCCAGGAAGATTATTAATGAATCTGAGAGGTAGAGACAAGTGGATAAAATAATATGGCTAAACTTTCAAGAAACTTTGTAGCAGGTAAAATGAATAAGTCCGTTGACGAAAGACTCGTTCCAAACGGACAATATATTGACGCAGTAAATGTTAGGTTAGGATCATCTGAATCAACCGAGATTGGAGCAGTAGAAAATTCTAAAGGAAATACTAAGCTTACGAACTTATCATACGAAGGAGTTCTTTTAAGTAACCAAGCAAAGTGTATTGGTGCTGTAGACGATGGTGCTAATGATACTTTGTATTGGTTTGTAACTGACCCTGCGTTTGGTTCTACAAGTCCTTCAGGAAAGTTAGACTTAATTGTCTCGTTTAATGTAGTAACAAGCATTTTATCCTATTTAGTAATAAGTGTTTCGGATGGAGGTACATCATCACAAACAGTATTAAACTTTGATGATAAACATTTAATAACTGGAATTAATGTTATTGATGGATTATTATTTTGGACTGATGATTACAATCCTCCAAGGTTTATTAATATACTAAGAAGTTACCCAGACCCTTTAGGAAGTCCTTTGGTTGATGGTGGAGGTAATGCAAGCCTTTTAAGAGAGTCTTTGTTAGTTATCAAAAAACCACCTGCTAAAGCTCCAGAAATAGAGTTAACAGTTACTAGTGGTGGACAAGAAAATTTTTTAGAAGAAAGGTTTATATCTTTTGCTTACAGATATGAATACCAAGATGATGAATATTCTGCCGTTTCACAATTTACAGATGCAGCTTTTCAGCCTAAAGCTTTTGATTTTAGTGCAGAATCTTTTTTAAATGAAGGTGCTATTAATAGGTTTAATACTGCCGTTATAACATATAATTCAGGAGGACCTTTAGTTACTGCAATTGATTTACTTTTTAAAGACAGTGATGGTACTTTTATAAAAGTAATTGAAAAATTAAAAAAATCTGAATTAGGTTTAGCAGATAATACCGAATATACTTTTAATTTTAGAAATAGTAAAATATTTACCATACTCCCAGACTCAGAACTGCTTAGATTATATGACAATGTTCCTTTATTAGCTAAAGCTCAAACAATTATGGGTAACAGACTAATGTATGGTAACTATATAGAGAATTATAATTTAGTTGATAAAAACAATTCCCCTGTACGATTTGAGTATGTTACTGAATTAATAAGCGAGAATATAGGTCTTACTGAAATAGAGGATAATTTTATTCCTATTACATACAGTATTGATGGTTCGGTAGTTATTTCAGATTCAATGTTACTAATTGAATTAGATGTAGATTTAAAAGCAGGTGGTCTTTTAAGTATTGACGCAACTATTGAACATAGTGCTTTTAGTGGAAATACTCCAACTGAAACAAGTGGTTCATTAGAAGTTCAATTCAGTTATGTGTTGCCTCAAGATTTTAATAATGCATACGAATTAGCTAGTAGTTTAGATTTTCAAGAAAAGATAGGTATAGCTAGCAATATAAAACCTATTTTTAATATTGACCCACTAGTTGAAACTTCTTGTGATGGGGTTACATTTACTGACAATATTAACTGTGTTATCCCTAATATATTAGATGGTGGCTCTCCAACTTCTTGGACTAAATATGAAAGTGGTATTTCAGCAGTAAATCAACCTTTACAAATTATTGCTTCTCCTAGTTCTCCTAATGAAATTTCTATAGGATTAATTGCTATGAGAAGAGTAGACAATACTACAACTCCAACTCAAAGTGCCTATGAATATTTTAAATGGAGTAATGCAGAAGTTACTTATCAAGAACTTAGTAATACCAAAAGTCTTCATAGTAATAGAGATTACGAAATAGGTATAGTTTATATGGATGATTTTAATAGAGCTTCAACTGCTTTAGTTAGTCCATTAAATACTGAACACGTTCCTTGTAGCTTTGCTGACCTTAAAAATTTTATAAGGGTTTCAATACCACCTCAACAGAAACCTCCGTATTGGGCAACTAAATATAGATTTGCAATAAAACCTAATGCAGAAACTTACGAAACAGTTTATACCAATATATTTTTTACAGACCCTGCTACCAATGACACGTACTTTTTATTAGAAGGGGAAAACCAAAGAAAAGTAGAAACAGGAGACAGGTTAATTGTTAAAGCTGACACAACTGGTTCTTTGTTAAGATGTGCTTATGCTACAATTTTAGATAAGCAAGCACAAGAAAGAGATTTTCTTGACCCTTTACCAACTGATGAAAATGGAAAAGAAATAAATATTCCTTCAGGGACTTATATGAAAATAAAAGCTCAAGATTTTTCTACAGCTACAGGACCTGACCCTTTTATATTACCAGGTAAGCAGTCTATAACAGTAAGAGGAAATGATAACTATCCTGTACTTGCCTATAAAGGATTTGCAGAGCCTGATGATGCAGGTAATTATCAGAACCTTACTATTCCTGCAGGTAGTAGAATACAAATGACATTTGAATTCGAAAGAAGAGGACCTCAAAAAGGTAATAATGCATGTGAACGTAGAAAATATAATTTAGATGTTAGTTTAATTGCATCTACTGATTATGATGATATTATTGAGTGGTTTAATGGAGATAATATTCAATCAGTTTTAAATACAGGAACGCAAGAAGTTGGTGGTACTGGTGGAGATGTAGAGAATGTGTACATACCAACTACGGCAACATCTTCAAATCCATTTAATAGATATGGAATTACGCCTGCGTTGGGAACAAATTATTATAGATGGTTTCAACACCCTAATACTCAAGAGATACGTTTTATAATGTCAGGTACTAGAGCTTGTGGATCAACTAAGAAAAGAAGGTCTAGAGCTACTGCAACATGGCAAATATTTAGAGCTGAATCTACACTTGTATTTGAAACAGAGCCTACTGATGCACTACCAGATGTTTGGTATGAAGGTGCTCAAACATTTGACATTGCCACTGGAGGTTGTAAAACTGTGTTTCAAGTAGGTTCTAGTGAATCTAACCCAATTGCATTTGTATACACTTTAGATGGTATTCAATCTCAACTTGTTCTTCAGCCAGGAGATTCGGCAGCATCATGGACAGATTGTGGGTCTGCTATAATATCACCATCTACTCCACCTGATGACCCTGCAGATGTAACAATTACTAACACTCCATATCAAGATGTGCATCTTGGAAATGTTCAAGATCAAGACGCAACTAATCCTGCAATTATTGACACATCATTTTTTAATTGTTTTTCTTTTGGTAATGGTGTAGAAAGTTACAAGATTAGAGATTCAATAGTGGGAAAACCATTATTATTAGGTAATAGAGTAACAACTACATCTGCAGAAGATTATAGAGAAGCTGATAGGTTTGCAGACATTACTTATAGTGGTATATACAATGATGAAAGTAACGTAAATAAACTTAATGAGTTTAACCTTGGACTTTTAAATTTTAAAAGAACAGAAGAATCATTCGGTCCTATTGAAAAACTATTCGCTAGAGCTACTGACATACTTACATTACAAGAAGATAAAATATCATATGTACTAGCAGGTAAAAATTTATTATCTGATTCAGTTCCAGGAGGAGCTATTACATCTGTTCCAGAAGTTCTTGGAACTCAAATAGCTAGACTAGAGGAGTATGGGATAAGCTTTAACCCTGAAAGTTTTGCACAATATGGATTTGATAAATATTTTTCTGACCAAAAACGTGGAGCATTAATTCAACTAAAAGGTAGTGCATATTCTAATGAACAACTTACAGTTATATCCGATGCAGGAATGCGTTCATGGTTTAGAGATAAATTTATATCATCTCCTAATAATCAAAAACTAGGAGGGTACGACCCTTATATGGATGAGTATGTTTTTTCTATTAATGATGAGTTGCTTCCAATTGATGTGCCTTGTGTTGAATGTGGGATTAATCAACTATTAAATTTTAACGGAACAACTATTAATTATTGTTTTAATGTAGGAGATTTAGTGGGTGAAGTAACTATAACACTTAATGTTTCTGATTTAACTAGTGGTTCTCTTCAAGCACAAGCTGAATATGGAACAACACTTCAAGTAGTAAATTTAGTTAATGGACTAAACACAATCACAGTAATTAAAAATTTAGTTTTAACAGATACTCTAAACCTTACTTTTGATGGAACTGCGTCAGCAGTTATAGATTATACAGTTAGTTGTGTAGATGCCAAAGCATTAAGTATTGTACAAGTCTGTGTTACTAATAACTCAGATGCAGGTCAATTTATTCATAATCAATATCGATGGGTTGATGGACCATTTATTTCTCCATTACACCAAGAACAAATTGAATTTTTGTCATCTCCAAACTCACCTAATGTATCACAATATAGTACAGTTGCAGGTGTTCAAGGTGCAGGAGTTGTTCCTGCTGATGGAGCAATTGTTTCGATTATTTCGAATAAGATACCACCGACAGATGATTTTGTTTTTGTAACACCACCTATGAATTTTAAATATTTAAGGTCAGCAACGTTATATTCAAATACACCTGCATCAATACAAACATTGTTAAACGCTTCTACTCAATTACCAGTAAATTCTTCAGGAGCACCAAGTACATACTTGGGAGACTTTATAATGCCTGCAGGAACGTCTGGTGATTACTTGTATTTAATATATGATTACAGGTCTCCTGTTTTTGCAGAGTTATGTTACTCAACTGTAGATTCTTTGGATTCGTGTTGTGGTTGTTCAGAACCTGATACTTTTATAGCTACACAATGTAGAGCTGATGGGGTTGTGCAAACTGAAACAGTTCAAGGCGTATATACTACAGGGGAATTAGTTACTATTAATGCATGTACTTATGAAATTGGAGCAGTAACACCAACGGCAGCGACTGCAACTGTTACTGCTATATTACCTTCAGGTACGACATGTGAAGATATTTGTCAAGAATATCAACTAGAAGAAACTAATGGAGTTGATACAGATGTTGACTACATAGATTGTAATGGAGATTCAGTAACGGCTACAGTTCTAGCAAATGATGATTTGGTTATTTGTGCTCAAGAGATTTCTGCAACACCAGGAATTATTATTACTCTTGAAGATTGTGAGTGTGATCCTATTGCACCATTCTTAATAGCTGAAAGATGTGTAATAGATTGGAGTACAAATGGTTTTAATCAAGTTACTATAGTAAATAGTGGTCTGTTTAATATCGGTGATTTAATTACTATAAATGAAGATGCAGACTGTACGTATGTTGTTGTTTCTGAAACAAATGCTGGTCCTGCAGACGCTACTTCTACAGGATTAAGCACTGCTGCAGATTGTAGTGAAGTATGTAATTTTTATACAGTAACTAATAATGCTTCAACAGTTGATTTTATATATACTAATTGTAATGGTGTAGTTATAAATGAAGATATTAAAGTAGGAAATTTTAAAAATATATGTGCTAAAGATGCAGCACCACAACCTGATTTTGATTTAGTTTGGACAAGTTGTGAATGCCCTAGTAGTGAACCTTCTAAGGTAATTGTAGAAAGATGTGAAACACCAGGTATTACAAGTCCTACCACATATATCGCAAATAATTCAAGTTACACTGTAAGTGATATAGTTCAAATTGACAACGAGCCTGATTGTAAATTTAAAGTAATATCATTTACTGAGTTTGGAACTGTTAATACTAACATAATAAACACTTATCCAGGTGAAGATTGCAGTGACGTTTGTAATGAATATACACTTACAAACACCATAGGAGGTAGTATATCTGTTAATTATATAGATTGTAATGGATTATTAGTAAAAATAGATGTTAATAGTCCAGTAGTTGAAACTATTTGTGCATCGTCACTTAAACCAAAAATAGGAATAGATATAGAATTTGTGACTTGTGATTGCAACCCTGTTCCTTCAAACTATTCAATTCAAGAATGTGTTACTAATGAAGTTAGAACAGTGACATCTTCTATTGCAGTTTCAGTTGGAGATAAAGTAGAATTACTAAGTGGGGATGGTTGTAAGTGGACAATAACAGGAACTACTGTAAACATTGCTACTGATGATATAATTGCATTAACTTCAAATCAAGTTTGTGTTTGTAACTCATATACATGGGAAAATAATACTGGAAGTAATTTAACACTTGAGTATGTTGATTGTGTTGGAACACCTGTTTCTCAGACACTTATTCCTACTGAGGTTTGGAATGCTTGTATATCACAACTTATTACTAATGATGGTGCTACAGTAATTAGCGTTACATGCACTTGTTTTTAAATTAAATAACTATGAAATACACTAACAGTTGGAAATCAAACGCAAAACAAAATGATAAATTAGATTTTATCCTTAGAATTGGTAAAGTAACTTTTATTAAATTTAACGTTGATTTTGGAAAAAAGAAATTTATATTCACATTATTAAATTTTGGAATAAAAAATTAATATGGCAGTAACAGGAAATTATTATTTAAACGGACCTACATTAGGATTATCCACTGCAGTATTTACAGATATTGATTTAACTGTATGTGCTCCAGATGGATTTTATTCTGATGGAACTATTTCTAGGGAACAAGTTAATTGTGTTCTTCTACCTCAACAAGTTTGTCCTAATTGCATTGAGAATCCTATAACACTTGAGTATAATGTAACATCTGCTTTGGATTTATTTTGTGTATCAAGTGTACAGGTTACTGCTTATATGGCTTTAGGTGATACATTTCTAACTGCTTCACAAATATTTCAAACTAATTCTTTAACCACTCCTATGGCTGATGGTTTTTACAAAGAAATAGGTTCAAATATTTATCGTGAAAATTCTGGAAGTAACTTACAAATTCAGCAACCTGGACCTGTTTGTCCTCCAACAAGTCAATTATACCTATCAGGAGTAGCTATACCTTGTAGTACTTTTTGTACTAATAATTATAATATAGTTATACAGAAATCTACAGTTAGTGGTAATGACTACTATAGCTTAACATTAGGTGATGAAATTGTAGGAGGATTAGTTGATGGATGGTATGCCTATTATTTTGAAACTTCGTCTACTAGTGCTCCTGCTAATGGTTGGAGGGTAATGGAAATACAAAGCAATCTTGTTACTGATATTTTAGCATGTGATGCATCTAATAACTGTCAAAACCTTTAAATTATGGCTGGACCTGTACCAATACCAACATTAGAATCAAAATATACCTTAACATATGATGATGGAGTAAAAGGATTTCCTTCTTTTTATACCTACTATCCTGATTGGATTCAAGGTATGAATAATTACCTATACACTTTTAAGGGAGGTAATATTTATAGACATAACACAAATGAAACTAGAAATAATTATTATGGAGAAGATTTTTCTTCCATACTAACATCGGTGTTTAATGATTTACCTTTAGAGAATAAATTATTTAAAACTTTAGAGTTAGAGTCTGATGCATCGTGGAGTGCAACTGCAGATAGTGATCAGCAGATTGGGAACTTTATTAATGAAGACGAGTTTAAACTTAAAGAAGGAAACTATTTCGGATATCTTAGAGCACAAAATTCAGAGCCTGCAAGTGCAGCTCAATATCCTTTAAGGTCTGCCAATGGTATTGGGAACAACACAACAGTAAATACCTTATCTCCAAATAATGTAATCATTAATTTTAGCACAGACCCATATGTAAACATTGGAACAATATTAAGTATTGGTGATTATTTATACATCAAAAGTGGCTTTACAAATCAAGTTACTTTAATTGGAGAAGTAAAAGATAAGGTTGTTAATCTTCAAAGTGGAGAAAATTATTTGATAGTTGATACCACCATCACAGATTCTGCTGGAACTCCAATAGGTAATTTACCACCTACTAGTCCAAGCTATTATTTTTTCATAAAGAATGGTACTGCAGAGTCTCATGGTATATTAGGTCACTATGCAGTATTTACTTTAACCAATAATGATACAGGTGCAGTAGAGTTATTTGCAGTTGGATCAGAGGTTATGAAATCATTTCCATAAAATTAGTATCTTTGAAGTAAAAGTATATTATATTAAATGAATAGCGAATTATCAGTTAATTTTATAAAAAAACTAGAGGTATTACAAAACATACTTATAGAAAGTGATAATGAACAAACATTTGGAGATGGTAAAAATTTAGTTAACAATGAACATTTTCCAATAACAAACAATTTTTCTGATGGATTATATATGCGTCAGATGAAAATGAAGGCAGGTAGTGTAGTCATAAGTGCCATACACCATACCAATCATTTTTGGTTTTTATTGTCTGGGAAAGTTATATTGCAGGCTGACAACGAAACTGTAGAACATATAGCTCCCTGTTGGTCTTACTCTTTAAAGGGAACTAAAAGGCTAATTAAATGTGTGGAGGATTGTGTTTGGATAAATATAATAGCTAATCCAACAAATACTAAAAACATGGAAGACATAGAAAATAATTTTTTTTCAATAACCATGGAAGAATACAATAAAAAAGAAAAGTTATGGCAGGAATAGCAACAGGTTTATTAATAGGTAGTTTAGCATTAAGTGCAGGGGGAATGGGTGCATCTTTTCTTCAGGCAGGTCAACAACGTAAAGCCGAAGAAAAAGCCAAGCGTGAAGCCGAAAAAGCAATGGCAGCAGCTAGGAAAAAACTTGAGGTAAATTATATAGACGCATTAGGCATACAGAAAGAACCTTACGAACTTGAACGTGAGGCTTTACTAGTTGCAGGAGCACAGGGTGTTGAGGCAGCAAGAGAGTCTGAACGTGGTGCAGCAGCAGGTGTTGGTCGAATACAACTAGCACAACAAAAAGGTCAACAAGGAATTCGTACTGCAATGGGTCAAGAGTTGACTGCATTAGATAGAGCAGCAGCAGCAGAAGATTCAAGGCTTCGTGACGTTGGTGTTCAGTTAGATTTAGGTGAGGTTGCAGGAGCACAGATGGCAGCATCAGATGCTAGTCAGGCTGCTACTGCAGCACAGACACAAGGGTTTCAACAATTAGCGTCTTTTGGTGCTGAACTTATGGCAGCAGCACCATTGTTTTCAAAAAGTGCAGGTGTTAGAGATTTTAATAAAGGTCAAAGACAAGCAGTTAGACAAGCTAGGCAGGATTCAGGAAAAGGATTTTTAGGAATAGGCACAGGAGTTGATAAACAAGCAGTGCAAAATAAATTTATGCTTACGGAATTACAGAAGACTAATTCAGGATTTGATATGAATAGGTTTGCTAAACTTGGAGGAAAGCAAGGACTTAGTTCTTTTGATGAAAAACAATTCTTAGCCAACCCTCAGTCTTATATAAACAGAGGTAGTGTAGAACAACAATCATATTTGAATAATATACTCTATGGTGGTCAAATGAATTATGGTGGTCCTATAGAAGACGAAGTTATCATTGAAGAAGTTAAAAGAAAAAAAAGTGGTGATCCAATGAATGGCATGTATGGATTTTATTAGAAAAAAACAATAACTTAAATGGCAACATATTATAAATACGCAGAAAGGGATGCTAGCAATCAAGTAAATTGGGCAGAGATTACCTCTAATATGGTAAACTCTCTCAAAGAGGCTGAGGCTATTAGAGAGTCTAAAAGACAGGCTATTAATGATGCTACTGCAGAATTAGGTGCAACCCTTTCAGAAGCTCCACAAGGAGACCACAGAGGGTTAAATGAGTTCGCTATGACATATGCAAACAACGCACAACAGATGCGTTTAATGCAAGACCAACTATTAAAATCAGGTCAGTTAAAATTAAAAGACTATAACATTGGTCGTGCTAATCTTACCCAAGGAACTACACAACTTTTTAATTTAGGAAAAAAATACCAAGCCATATACTCTGATAGAATGAAGAAGTTTCAAAATGGAACTACGTCTCAACTAGATGCTGATATGTTAGCTAGGCTTGAAGGATTCGCAAATTTTTCTAATCATGAGGCTTATATTAACCCTACAAATGGTCAGGTAAGTATTGGTAAATTAGTAGAGAAAGATGTTGATGGAAAAAAGGTTGTTACTATGGATAGAACTCCTGGTAATTTTACTACAGTGCAACAGTTAAACTTTTCTTTATCTCAAGAAATACTAAAGTATCAATTAGATGATTTAGACGCTGAGGTTGCTAAATTTGCAGACACCTATTTAACAACAGATGGATTATACCGAACTATCGATGATGTTAGGCAGATGAAAGATTTTGATATTATGGTAAATGATATGGTTCAGAGTCAAGTACAAATTCCAAATGGGGTTGCTAGTATTCTTAAAGATTATGTTGGTGGTTATAATACTGTTTTTAATAAAAAAGACCAAGACGAAAACTCTATACTTATGATAGAAGACCCTTCACAACCAGGATCAGGTAAAATGATTATGGATGTTACAAGTGAAATGGGTAAAAAACAAAAAGCTAAAGCTGAAGAGTTTTTAAGAAGACACATAGACAAACAACTAGGTCGTAAGGAAACTCAAAAAGAACCTACACCAGAAAGTCAATCAGATAAAAATGCTAGAGAAGAGAGACAACAACAAGACAAAATTATCTCTAATGTTGGTAAATTATGGTTTGGAGGTGAGACTGATATGCAAACATTGACTGATTATTTTAGCACTTTAAACCCTGCTACAAGAGAGGTTAAAAGAACTAAAGATGGTGTAACAGTACAATATGTAAGTCCGACTAGTGGAAAACTTGAAACAAAAACAATTAGTTTTTATGCTGATAAAACTAATCCTGATTTTGACGCAAATAAGCCTGTGAGTGATAGCAACCCTAAAACTATTAAAGTTCGTAAAACTCAAGAGCAGTTTATTGAATCTGCAAGTCCATTATTAACAGGTCAAAAAAATATAAGGACTATACTAGACAGAGGTAATTGGAAGAAAGATGCTGAATTTTCAGATTTAGACTTAGAATATATTTCAAAAACAGGTATAGATGATGTTGTAGAGGAAGGTTTAGACATGGAGGCATTAGATAAAAAATTAAATTTAGCCGTAAAAGATTTAGATTTTTATGGCGAAGATGAAGGAGAAAAAGGATTAAGAGCTAAAATTCAAGAAGCTTTCCCTGACTTTGAATTAACTATTACACCAATAGACAATGATAAGTTTATTATTGATGTTGCAGGTTATGAGGGGTCTGTCACAATAGAAGGTGATTTTATGGGTATTAGTAATGTTGAAGGAGAAAAGGAAAAACGTAAACTTAAAGCGTTTATGAAAACATTAGAAATACAGAAATTTAAAAAAAATAAGGGCAAACCTTCATCCAATAAAAGAAAAAGAACTATTGCCGAAATTATGGCTCAAGAAAATGTAGATATAACTGAAGCCACAAAAATATTTAATACAGAAGAATAAGTATGTTTGAAATTGAAGATTTATTTGGATTAACTGTTGATGGAGCTTTTTCATCTTTTGAAGAGTTTCAAGATTTTGCAAACCAAGTTGATAATGCTACTTTGTTTTCTATAATAAAGCCAGGTGCTTTTGCCGATTTACAAGAATTTGAAGCTGCATTTTCTCAAAAAAAAAAAGACGAATCAGGTTTTATTGCTCAAGATCAAAATGGGGAATTGGTTACGGAAAACATTTCTTCGGCTATACAACCACAGACTGAACAGGACTTTTTTGAAGGAACTTTTGGTGACATACTAAGAGGCTTTGATGCAGTAACAAGAATAGGACTAGGAGACTTTGTAGATGACATGGCTCGTAGTGTTGCTACAGGTTACTATCAAGGTCAGGTTGCTGAAGATGCATCAGACATATTACTACGAGGTGCAAACGCTACCGATGAAGATATATACAGTTTTATTGAAGCCAATAAAGAGGCACAGAAACTAGGTCCATCTGATGAGATGATGGCTTACCAAAAGACCTACGAAGAAAATGGAAAAGGTTTTATGGGGGTTGTTATGGGGTTAGCTAAGTCAGGATTACAAGTTATTCCTGAAGTTATAATTAGTTCTATAACATCTATGGGAACTAATAAAGATTCCTTAGTAGCTGCAGGTTCAGTAATAGGTTCAGGTGCAGCAGTAGGAGCAGGTTCAGGTGCTTTAGCAGGTGGTGTTGGAGCAGTACCAGGAGCAATAGCAGGTGCAGCAGCAACGCTTCCATACGCATTTGCAGCAGCAGGATCAGTTCTTGAAATGGGTGCTACATTCTCTGAGTTACTACAAGAGGAGATTGAGGGAGAGCTTACTCCTGAAAAAATTAGAGAGGCATTAAATGATGATAAAATATATACGAGTCTACGAAACAGAGCATTAGCTAGAGGTCTAACCATTGGTGTAATTGATGCGTTTACAGGTAGGTTAGGTGGTAAGGTTGCAGGTAAAATTCTTAGTAAAGCTGGTAAAGGTGCAACTAAAGGCACAAAAATTAAATCTGTTTTAGCTGCGTCAGGAATTGAATCTGTAGGTGGGTCTTTAGGTGAAGCTACTGCTAGAGGTGTGATTGGTCAAGAGATGGATATCTCTGAGATTGCATTAGAGGGTATTGCTGAAGCACCAGGTGGGGTAAAGGATGTTATATCTGCAAGGTTTTCGAAGCCAAAGTATAGGGTAAACGGAAAGAAGGTAGACGTAGAGACTATAGACAACCTTATAGAGACCATGACTTTAGACCAACTACAGTCTACAAAAATAAAGATTGACAACGATTACGAAGGTAGAGCAGAAAAACTTTCTGATAGAATATTACAATTAAATACTGAGAGATTAATACTAGAGGCTAATCCTGATATTAACCCTGAGACTTTAGCTGAAATAACAAAGCTACAACTAGAGCTTAGTAAATTAGAAGGAAACAAGACTGAGGTTGCTAAGGAAAAGGCTAGTATACTTAAATCTAAAATAAAAGATTTACAAGAAAATCAGCTAGAAGCTGAGGTTAACACTGAGGTAGATGCCTTTAGAGAACTTGAACAGAGTGAGCAATTAAAATATATAGAGCAGGCTAGTAAAGAGTTAGTAGAAGAGTCTGAGGCAAAGGGTGATGAGGAGTTTGAAATAACTGAGCAACAAAATTTAGAACGAGCAGTTGAGTTGTTTAATAAAGACCAGCAAACAGAAACGGATACAGAGGTAGAGGTTACTTCTAAAGAAGAGACAGAGGTAAAAGAAGAAAGATATAACGACTCTCAAGTACCTGTATCGCAACAAAATATTACCTATGAAGATGGTAATGGGGAAACAAACATTGCTACAGTAACCACTCAACTTGATGGTAGCAGGAAGGTGCAAATTTCAGATGAAGAAGGTGCTGTTTTTTTTAGGGAAACAATTTCAAAAGATAACACACTCACAAACGAAGAATATGTTAGTGTTAGTACAAAAGGAGATGTTAAAAGCACTGAAGAGGTAGATATTAAGACTGTAATAAATCCTAAGTTAGAATCTAGAATGTCTGACAGGCAGCGTAAAGCAGCAGGCTTGGATGTAACGCCTGAAGCTGAGGTAGAGGTTGATGATGAAGTGGTTTACGAAATGAACAAGACCAATAAAAAAACATGGTCTAAAGATTTTGAAATACTAGATAATCGTAAAGGACAAGAACAGGCTTTATTTGATGAAGAAGGAAATAAGACAAGTGATAAATGGTGGGTTGTCAATAAAGTTACAGGACAAATAATTGAGGTAGGTACAAAAACAATGGCTAAAGATATCATTGCAAATGCTCCTGCGTATGCAGAAACCTTTGGTGATGGAACAAAGGTAGGGGTTGATATGATAGTTACTCCTGCTCCTGCTCCTACTCCTGCTCCTGCTCCTGCTCCTGCTCCTACTCCTAAAGCAGAAGTAAAAGTAGAAGAACAAGTTGAGGTGACACCTGAAGGAAATGAAAGAGTAAATCAAGTTGTAGAACTTAGTCCAAACTTTAGAGAAGACAACGGAGAAGTTATAATGGGAGGAATATCAGTGAAGGTAGAAGACTTGATTGCTATGACTGATAATCAATTTAATGACTTTGTTAAAGATGTCACGAAACGATTCAAATTAAAAACTCCTGCCACGCCTCAGACTGACCCAGAAATATCAAGGCTTGAGAATGAGATTGAGAATGATCAGATGAGTGCTGAAACCATTTTAGAGGAGATAACCATTGAACAAGATAACTACAAAGAAGAGGTTGCTAGAATTAAGGAAGAGAAGGCTAAAATAAGAAAAGATAAAAAGCTATCAAAGGAACAAAAGATTGAAGCGATAGAAGAAAAGGTAGCTGAACAAGAGGATTTAAAAGATGAAAGGGATGGTGTCATTGAATCTTATAGAGAAGATTTAAAACAAAAAAAATCAGAGATTAGAAAGGCTAAGAAGGCTTTAGAAAAGATTACTCAGAAACCTAGAAAGCAAGTCACTAAAGTAGAAAAGAAAATTACTAAAGTAGAGAAGCAAATAGATAATGCTAGGAGAGCTTTAGAGAAGCTCGATAAGGACATTAAAATAGTTTTGCATAGTGATGACTCATCTTATCGTAAAGCTACAGGAGAAGAGACGATAAAGAAGTCTTCAAATGGGGAGTATAATCCTAGAACAAAGACTATCCACATAAACGCAACAAAGGTACAGGATAACACTGTTGCACACGAGGTGTTCCATGCGTTGTTACTAAGAAATGGAATCACTAATAAGCAGGCTAAAGCCATCACTGACAGGATGTTTAAGGCAGTTAAAAAAACTGCATCGCCAGAGTTACTAGAGAAACTAAAGAAACATTCTGATAAATATGAGTCTGCACTTGAGAGTGAGGAGAGTATTGCCGAGTTGTTTGGATTACTAGCATCAGAGTTGCCAAAAATGGATGCACCTACTCAGAACTTAGTACAGAGATGGGTTAACAAACTAGCTAAGATACTAGGAGTTAAGAAGTTTACTGATGCTGAGGTTATTGACTTGCTAAATGTAGTTTCTGCAAAGGTAAAAGCAGGACAAGAAATTACAGAGCAGGATGTTGAAATTCTCGAAGTTGAAGAGCAAGGAGGTTCTGGTCAAGTAGGTACTTTTACTTTTACTTTTAAAGACAGAAAACAAAAAGCTCCAAACATAAAAGATGACACTAGAGATTATGCAAAAAATATAATTCAAAAAGACTTGCAAGATTATAGAGGGCAAAATTTTGTAACTAATATGTATGACTTTACAAATGCTGGACCAACTAATATTGGTGCTGGTATTGTACTTGACTTGTATGGAGGTAAAAATTATGTTGCTGATATGATGGAAAAAACAGGAACTAAATTAGGAGAAGTTTCTAATGTTGCTGCTTTTAACACTCAAGGTCAAGCTGAAGGATTTATTAAAAATGCTATAGATGGAAATGCAAATTTATTTGCTCCACACGTAGGAACTAAAGAAGGTTCTTGGCAGTTTCAACAAAATATATTTGAGCAGTTAACTGAAAAATTATTAGATAATAATATACTAACTAATCAAGAGTTGATTGAAAGTTTTAATGATGGTTTAAAAAGTAAGAATGGTCAAAATGCATTAAATATATTTAATAAAAAATATAAAAAAGCACAATCAAAAGAAGGAAGTAACCTTCCTAAATTAAAAAACACAAACAACTTAAATGATTTTATAGAAAATCCTAAAAGATTAGTAGAGCTTTTAGATATTGATAATAATTATTCACCAGATTTAAGAAAAATATTAAACGATAAAATAGCTTCAAACAAAAAAGTTCAAGCTGCTTTAGGTGTTAAAAATAAAATTCAATTTGCTGAGTTATTAGAAGACCCTATGAATTTAGGAAGTCAAAAATTTGATATTATAGGTCTTGTTGAATTTGATAATACTACTTTTGAAACTCCTTCAAGACCAAAAAAGGGAGACGCTGATTATCACCCATCTTTTGCATGGACTGTAAAAGCCAAAATAAAAACTATTGTTCAACCTACAAATTTTTATCAAAGCACTGAGGTTACCGATTCTTATACAAAATTTAACAAGTCAGGAGCAGTAGTTTCTACAAGAGAAAATACTAAAGACTTTAAGTCGTCTAACGTATCAAGTAGTGCAGGATCAGGACCTAAAGTGGCTACTGTAAAAGCTGAAATAAAAAAAGACGCACCTCAGTCTCGTAAGCAGAAAACATCTATAATTCCTGCAGATATTTCTGATGCTCCACAATCACGTAAGCAGATTGATATGAAGCGTCTTAACAAGATGGCTGATACATTTTATATGAAAAAGAATGGATACATTCCATATAGAACTACGCCACTTGGAGAACTACAAAGAGCTGCTAGACGTTTTGGTCTTAGGGTAGAAACAAGATATATTACAGAAGGAAGACGAAGAGGTACTCCTACAGGGTATTACCTTTCATTTGGTAAAAATCCTGAAGGGTTTCCAATAATGTTTAACCCTAGAACCAAACAAGAAAAAGTAATAAAAGACGCACCTCAGTCTCGTAAGCAAATTGATTTAGCTCCAAATGGAAATCCAAGCAATTTAACTCCTGAACAATATAAATTAGTTCGGACACCTGCATTTAAGAATTGGTTTGGTAATTGGGAGACTGACCCTGAAAACTCAAGCAAGGTTGTCGATGAGAATGGAGAACCATTACCAGTATCACATTTTACAAATAATTATTTTGATGTATTTAAGTACAAAGAAACAGGTTTTCATTTTGGAGAACCATCTATAAAGGAGGATTTATCTATAGCCAAAGGTGAACAATTTGAAAGAGAAATAAATGTTTTTTTAAATATAAGAAATCCTCTTCGTGTTGAAGATAGCCATAGGTTTGACCCACCTATTTTAATACAACAATTGATAAAGAATGACATCATAAATGATGAACAATTTGAAACTTTAGAAAATTTATTTTATGATATAGAAGAAAACCTAACAGAAGATGAATATTATGATTCCAATACTTTAGTCACCAAACAAAGTGATGCTTTAATAAGTGTGTTAGAAAACGAGGGGTATGATGGGTTGGTCTATGAAAATGCTTTTGATTCTCAAGACTCTAAAATGAGTTATATAATTGACGAACAATCTTCAAAAATTTATGTAAGAAATAATGGTAATGTGTTTGTTGGGGATGTAGTTTTACAAAGTGAAAGTGAATCTAGACCTTTTATAACATTCAGTTCTAATCAAGGTAATGTGTATGTTATTGAAAATAATGAAGGCACAGAGTTAACCTCTCAGGATAACAATAGAATCAAGGAGTTGTTAGATGCAGGGGGGTTTGTATCTACAGTAAACTCTTCTAAAACTCATTCTGATTTTGATTTGTTTACAGGTGAACAAAAATTTACAGACTCTTATGTTACTTTTGAATCTAATCAATCTAAGTTAGCCGATGGAACTAATAAAACTTTTAACCCAGACGCACCTTCTATTCGTAAGCAGAAGCCTAGTGGAAAGAAAAAGCCTAGTAAGAAACCAACAAGAAAGAGAACGTCATCTATAAAGAAGGCAATCACAGAGATTAAGAATGTTTTAAATATAACTCCAGACGAACAACGAAAAATATTTAAGGCTCTTAACGACCAGAAAAAAAGAGCCAAGGATGTCAAGAAAGATATTGTTGCCTCACTAAGAGAGCTTACAAAGGAAGGAAAGATTACGCCAAGTAAGATGGTGTCTGTAATAAACAAAGTACCTGATGACTTTAACAACCCAATCACTGTAGAAAGGTTTGTGGAGTATATGACAAAGGTATTCAATGACGCTGATTACGGAAATAAAATGATGATAGCGAATGCCAAGAAAGGTAAGGCTAGAAAGAATGTGTCCACAAAGATAGGTATCGCTGAAGGATTGGTAGACCAACTACAGAGACTGTTCTCTGTAAAACCATCTCTAATACCTGACTCTGTGTTAGATCAATACATGGAGTTGATTAACATATTTGGAAAGAGAGAAAGTGTTTTGTCACTACCTCCAATGGAACAAGTTATACAACTAACTGAGGATGTTCTTCAGCAGTTAGACGAGGAGTATTCTATGGCTATTGAGCTTGCAGACAGGTATAAAAATGCAGAAAAGGTTATGGGTGACAATGGAGTGGACTATGCTGCAACTATAAAAGAAATGCTTGACAATGAGGTTATAGATGAACGTGAGTATGAGGTGATGAAGAAATACAAGTCTCAGATTAAATCTGAGATTGCAACACCTAAAACGGAAGCAGAAATTGAAGCAGAAACACAAGAAAAGAAAGCAGAAATTGAAGCAGAAAGACAAGAGGTTATTAAGGATGTAAAGGCAACAAAAGAAGTTGACCCATCGGTTTTCCCAAGCAGGCTAGAAAGAGACTTAGCTAAAAGGTTTAAGAAACTTTTAAAGACTGATGCAATTAATGACTTGTCTTTGGATGACCTGAAAAATTTATTCAAAGTAATTGATAACATAAACAACGGATACCTGCCACACTATGCTCAAATAATGGTAGGCAAAATGAATGCTATCAATGATGCTAAGGTAGGTACTAACGCAATAAAGAGAAGTAAGTTATTGCCACTAAGTAAGATTTATGCAAACCTTAAATCTAAAATTGGAAGAACAGGCAAGTCTCCTACTTTAGAATTAATAAGACGTAACCCTACTTTTTATATTGACCAAGTCTTTGGAGACTTTAAAACTAAAGATATATTTAATTCTATATTTAAAAGGTCTGCTGAAGCTTCAGCTAAATACACTAAGGCTATAAAAGAGGTGCAGGCTAAAATAGAAAAAGTAGAGCAGGCAGTGTTTAAATCTTTTGGTCGTAACCCAAATAAGGTTATTATGTCTAAGTATAAGCAGATGTCTTATCTTATTCAGCAAGAGTTTTTAAGTAACCCAGATAGTAATCAAGTGAATAGTGTTGAAGACTTTTTGAAAGCCACTATCAAAAGAATAAAGACAGAGACAACAAGTTACACCGAGACTGATGCTAAAATGCTTCAGGAGATACTTGATAAATATACGGCTAACGGAACAAAGCCTTTTGATATTGACCAACTATATGAATCCTTTAATGTTGCAGAAAGAAATTCAATAAGAACACTAGAGGAAATAAATAAGTCTATGACTGACAAGGCAGTTTATACTGCTAATATAATTAGAGGAAACAAGATTACACCTCTTAAAAATTATACTCACTTGAGTGTTATACCTGATGTTTCTAAAGCAGATATTATTGAAACGGAGACATCTCAAATATCTGATATGTTTAATAAATACTTAAAGCCATCCACAAAGGCTAAGAGTTTAATTGAAAGAACAGGTAAGGTATCGCCTTTAAACTTTGATGTGTATGCGTCTGTTCAAAGAGGTGCTAAGTATACTTTAATGGACTTTAATTTAACAGAGCCAATTAGAACTGCTAGAAGAACACTTAATCAGATAGAAAAAAATCTATCCGATGAAGATGGAAACATGTCTGTAAGTAATAGAAGAAAGTTTAATGCCATTCGTGATGCTTCTATAGAATCAATAGAAAACCTATTAAGCAATGCATTAACTCAAAACACCATTGCAGATCAAGCAGTAGACTATATACAAAAGCAAGGATACAGAGCAATACTTGCAGGAATTCCTAGAGCTTCATATGAACTTTTAAGCAACATACTTGCAGGAATTTATATAGACCCAAAAGGTATAATCTCAGGAATAAAAAATAGAAAACTTTTAGCAAGTCCTGAAGGTAAAGAGGTTATGAATAACCTTAATAGTACACAAACAAACAGGGTGTTCTCAACAGGATTGTCTGGTAAATTTGTGGATACAGGAATTTTAAATCAAGCAGCAGGCGTTACTGCAAGTAGAGCTAAAGGTAGAGTTAAAAATACAATACTACAGTTATGGAACAAGACTGGTCAAAGATGGATTAAAGGTGTTGAGTTCACTGCTGATTCATTGATATCTGCACCTGATAAGTTAGTAATGCAACCGATGTGGTTTGGTGCATTTGAAAATAGATTCAAACAACTTACTGGTAAGTCTCCAGACTTTGATAAGATTGCAGCCAATGACGAAGCTTACATGAATAAGTATGCTACTGAATTGAATGATGCCAAGACACTAGCAGACAACAGATCAGTAGCTATGGGAGCTACCGATAATGCTTTTATGGGTATCCTTAAAGGAACTGTAAAACCAAATCAAGGAATGTTATTAAGAGGGTTTAATGCTTTTAATGGATTTATGACTAGGTTTTTAATCTTTGAATACATAACTGCTAGAACAGGAATAATGGCTGCCGTAGGTAACGGACAAGTCAACAAAAGACAGGGTGCTGCTTTACTTGCAGGTGTAACAACTCGTATGATAGCATATACATTTATGGGTACACTTGTAGCAGAAGCTATTAAAGACTTAACTGAAGATGATGATGATGAAGACTTTGATTTCTCAAACTTTCAGTTTGAAGATGATGACGAACAAGGCATGAAGTCTGTTGATAAAATGTTAGGGCAAGCAATGGTGTCAGCCTTTACATCTTTACTGTTTGGTAGAGACTTTGGTAATGCAACCAAGAGTATTATAAACCTTGGTTTAGAAAATCTTAATGAAGCGTATGGTCAATTCCTTAGAGATGGAGATTACGACAAGTATAGGGATGCCATACAGTACACTATTATTCCAGAAGGAAAGAGTGGTAGACCTCCTCAGTTTGCAGATATAGCTCCAAACTTATTTGCTGCATACAGTCCTATGATAAAAACTCTTGAGTTTGGAATAAATAAATTATTTGAATCAGACAGGGTGCAACCTGATGCTATTGAAAGACAACAAGATGAAAGGTTTATAAGGCTTCCACTAGAAACATTTGGTGTGCTAGGGTTTATTCCTTTCTACAAAGACATAAGAAAGATAGTATTAGCAGATATGTATAAAGGGTTACGAAAGGCTAAGAAAGATGCTGCCAATAAAAAGAAAAGAAAAGAAGAGATGCTTCAAGGCTATGACAGTGAATCTGATATGAAGAGGTATAACTTTTCTTTATGGGAGATAACGTTTGGACCTGACTCTCCAGGATATGAAACAAGGCAGGCAGAGAAAGAGTTAAAACGAAAAGCACGTAAGTTAAGACAACAACAAAAGGATAAGATGTATGACTATACGCCTCCAGTTAAGAAAAGAAAAAAACAATCATCTCCATTTGGACCAAGTAGCAACAGAAAAGGTTCATCTCCATTTGGACCAAACTAAAAATTATGCCATTCACAAAAGCAGGTAGAAATAGAAATGTAAGTCCAAGTGGTAGAGTGTTTACTGACAAACAAGTAAAGCTTTACTATGCGACAGATGGATTTAAAAAGTCTAAACTATCTAAGAAAAAAAGAAGGAAAAGAAAAAGGAAATAAAAAAGCCTCAATTAAGAGGCTCTTTCGCTATTAACCAGTTTTTGTAAACAATTAGAAAGTTACATAAACTAAACAGAATTGACCGAAAATTATTCAATTGATGTTTTAGAGACTTCAAAGATACTAAAATTTTTCTAAATTTCGTCTTTAAAACTAGACTTTATATTGTTTAATGTTGATATAAGTTGATTAATGTCTTGTTCTGCTTGATTAAAATCTTTATCAACTAAGCTTTCATATACACTACTAGATTGATCGTGGATGTCATCCATTAGATGGTTAATGTGTTTTAATCTTTTTTCATCTAAAGGGTTAATCATTTGCTTTTAAAATATATGAGTTAATCTAGCTATTTGTCCATGGTCTTTTGAGTGAATAAATCCTTCTACTGCTTTTATTCCACCAACACCATATCCATTCCTATGATGCCAAGAGTCTGCTCCACTAGGAGACCTTAGAGACTCAACAGTTATCCCATGATAATCTTTTGCATTCTTGTGATGTACGTGGTGGGTGTATACATACCTATGTTTTGTTTCTGCCCACCATTTAGAAAACTCATTAGCCATTATAAGTGGAAGGTCAGCAATCTTTGCTCCATCTCCATGAGTAGTTCCAATTAAATTTTTACCATACTTGTATCCCTTTCTATGTGCAATGCTACAATCAAAGGTTATGTTATCGCATTTTCTGAACCAAGATTTTATTGAGTCTGACAACATAAATCCAGAAACGTAGTCATGATTACTAGGGTTATAAACAAAGTGAACATCTGCTATGTCTAATAATATTTCTATTATGTCTACGTATAGTTTTTTTGCAGTAAGAAAATTGTCATACCACATCCCATCTGTATCTTGTGGTGTGCCTGATGTAGTCTTTCGAGAAGGAACATCAACATGTAATATATCATTACCTCCAATAAACAAAATCTGATCTATATTAAACCCTTGTGATTTATTTATTATTCCTTCAACCCCTTGCTTGACTCTTTTAACTGCTATTTGTGAGTTATAATCCTCTCCAGTTTCAAATGATGAGGCTAGTTTTCCTATATGTATATCAGCAGGATCGATAACTAGTAAGTGAGAATCATTATTTTTTTTTCTTTTTATTTTCGGATATGAAGGAGAGTGTTTATCCATCTCCTCTATTATTGCGTCTCTTAATTTATGTATAGATATATTTCCTTTTTTAGCATGAATAGAGAAGTGTTTTCCTTTATGCCAATAATGACTTATATCTTCTATAGGTATTCCAACTTCGTCAGCTTCTTTTTTTAATGCTCTATGATCTTTAATTAACTCATATTCTTCTTCGTCTAATCTAGGTCTGTGTTGCATTTTATTGTTGAGATTTGGTGTAAATAAAAAT